CCTCTATCGGCTGGCGGCAATGGTGGCCAAGCTCTGATCGTTATCTCCTATGTTCCCATAGTCCCGGCTTGGTTTGGGCATGAGTTAAAGAGTGTTCCGATCAAATCCAAAAGGATGATCGGATACTAGGATGCCCTTCGACACCATCCAGTATCAGATCAAGGCTGAACCACCTCCTGCTGGGTATGCTCTTTTCCCTAATCAGAATGAGAGCCTATGGCATTATGCATGGTCTGAGCCGGTTCGGATCAAGCCAGGACTCAAGCCCTACCTTCAGCAGTTCTTTGCCATTGATACGTTCTGGCTTCAGCCGGTCACCAGTTACATCGGCTGGTGGGCTCCTCTGCGCGATCCCGTCCGGTTGAAGCCAGGACTCAGAGCCAGCCTTCAGCATTACTTCGAAGCTCCGCCCCGGCTTCTGGCGACCCCGAACGTCACCGCTGTCATGCATGCCACTGAAATCAACAACGATATCGCCAACATCTTCCTCAATGTGTATACTGCCACACCAGTAGCAGGACCACCTATAGTATCCGTTGTTGAGGTTGGAGTCCCTAATAGCCCAACATCTCTTAGAGAAATCAAATGACGGTCTTCAATAGTGGTCCGGTCAATATAGAGCAGGGTAATTCAGCTAACTTTGTTATTGAGTTTCTTGATTCTCGCGGCGCTACTACTGTTCCGTCCAGCGCAAGCATGGTTGTTAACTACATCAATACATCATTTGCTTCTGCTTCTGATCCTGTCAGTCTTTCAGTTGTCAATGAATTCTTCACCGGCACTTGGCCTTCCGCATCGGCCAATCTGGGACTGGCTACCTGGGTGGTCAGCACTGCTCTTGGTTCGTCGGTAGGAGCTACCGGGCAGCTTCGAATCATACAGAGGGTCAGTACCTACTGATGTTTACCCCCCAGCAGGTGTTCTCAGGGACTTATAACTTCGCCCCGTCCAGCGGCGAAATCATCCTAAATGCCTACCAGCGGATTGCGATCCGACCGACCGAGATACTGGTTACCCACCTTCAAACGGCGGTCATGGAGCTGAACCTGCTGCTGGCTCGAATGAGCAACATGCAGCCCAACCTCTGGACGGTTGATTTACAGGCTCTGCCGATCACTCAGGGGATAGCAACCTACTCTCTCCCGGTCGAGACCGTGATGATCACCAATGCCTATCTCAGCACGGGATCCGGGACCAACAAGATCGACCGGCTGATCTGGCCCTTGAGCCAGACCGAGTATGCGGCGATTGCCAACAAGGAGTCTCAGGGGCCGCCGACGACCTACTGGTTCAACCGGCTGATCTCGCCGACCATCACCTTCTACCTGACCCCTGATGGCGGTGGTCCGTACACCATCTACTATTACTGTGTCCGCCAGATTCAGGATGCGACCTTGCCGGATGGGGTCAATGTCGAGATCCCATACCTATGGCTAGATGCCTTGGTGGCTGGATTGGCCCATCGTCTGGCCAGGATCTACCAGCCTCAGCTTGAACAGGTCAGGAAAATGGATGCCGACGAGGCCTGGACTATTGCTGCAACGCAGAATGTCGAGAACGTCGCTCTCAACATAACCCCAGGCCTGGGTGGGTACTTTGTCCGATGAGACCGCATGGCAAGGCCAATATCAGTGCCATCTACCCAAGGGCTCTTGCCGTCTGTGACAGATGTGGTGGGCTCTATAACCACACCGACCTGAGCTGGCAGCACCAGTGGCGAGGGGTCAAGCTCCAGAACGTCAGAATTCTGGTCTGCCCAAGCTGCCTGGATGTCCCGCAAGAGCAACTCCGGGTCATCATCCTGCCGATGGATCCGGTCCCCATCATGAATGCCCGACCGGAGAACTACGTCGACGCCGACAACCCGATGTCGGCTCTTGGCTATAGCCCGATATCCCAGACCATTGGAGGCCGGTTTGGCAATCTCCTGGGCGGCGGCGGTCTGAATGCAGCCTTCGACGGCAACCCTACCAAGCCATGGTGGCGGTCTGCCGCCAATGCCGTCTCCAATTCCAGCTACAACAACTACGTTGGCATCAACTGGAGCGGAGCCAACGCGGCTCTGTTAAGTGCCCCATCGAGCCTGCTGCCTCCAGTTCTTCGTCATTCCCTGACCAGCTTTACGCTTACTGCACCGTCAGACCGGTCGTTCCTTGGCAACAACCAGACAGATTATCTGATCCAGGCCTCGCCCAGCATGTCTCCCGTGTTTGAGACCTGGACAACCATTTCGAGCGGAACGACAGCGGGCCTGACAGGCGAGGTCATCACCGGCAACTGTGTCGCCGGATACAGTCAATTCCATCGAGCTGCGTTTCTTGGCGATGGATTGAGCCCCGTTACAGTGGCTCAGGTATCCTTTAATGTGGCTCAGGTCGGTGAGATAGCCACGGGAGGTTCGTCTTGAGCCTGAACTATACCTCATATGTCGATCAGGTCGCCAACCTGATGGTCATCGGCTCCACGGATGCCAACTTCCAGACCATGCTGCCGGGGATGATCGACTATGCCGAGAACAGGATCTACCGGGAGCTGGACCCGCTCTATGCCCAGGTCACGGATACAACCGCCCTGACATCCTCTGGCGATAGAAACTTCATCCCGCCAACCTCACTGGGCAACTTCATCACCATCGACAGCCTCAGCATCATCACCCCACTGGGGACGACCTCATCTAATGGTTCCAGAAGCTCACTGATGCCGGTTGCGCCAGAGGTGATAACCACTCTGTGGCCATCAAACCGGACTGTGACAGGGGTGCCGACCATGTTTGCAGTCAGGTCGCCGACAACGGTCTTGTTGGGTCCTGTACCGGATGCGGCCTATGCAACCGAGGTTGTCGGTCTGCAACGGCCAACCAGCCTGAGTACCTCGAACTCAAGCACCTTCCTGACCCAGTATTGCCCGGATCTTTTTATCGCTGCATCGATGGTGTTTGGCTTTGGCTATATGCGTGACTTCGGCGGCCAGTCTGACAATCCGCAAGGAGCCACTTCCTGGGAGACCCAATACAAGACTCTGTTTGCCTCCGCAGCAATGGAGCAGTCCAGAGCCAAGTGGGAGTCCGATGGCTGGACTTCTCAGGCCCCGGCACCTCTGGCTGGGAAGAGGACCTGATTCATGCCAATGGCCTCAGTCACACTTCGACCTACCGTCGATGTGGAGCGGACTCTTTCGTTGAATGAGGCCGGAATTTCCGTCTCTCAGTTGATCCGGTTCAGGAACGACCTGATCGAAACGCTTGGCGGATGGCAACAGTATATACCGACACTGATTCCATCTACAGTGCGCGACTTGCATCCCTGGCAGGACGTTGCCGGAGTCAAGCATCTCGGCATTGCCGCGACTCAGAACCTGATCGTCGCCAGCAGCGCCGGGGCTATGACAGACATCACCCCGCAGATATTGATTACCAATCCATCGGTTGATGTCAGCGTTACTCTTGGCAGTTGTGTCGTTCGCATCAACGATCCGAACAGTGGTCCGGCACCATATAATTCTGTCTACTTCAACACTCCGATTTCTATCGCCGGTCTATATCTGAATGGCTCGTATAAGATACAGACAGTTCTAAGCACTGGCCGATATGAAATTTTCTCTAGTATCGCATCGACAGCCACTATCGGGTCGAGTGGAATATTACCGACATTCACGGTCTCGTCCGGCTCGCCAACGATTGTCGTTACGTCTCCTAACAATGGATATCTGGCTATCTCTGGAATCCAGCAGCAATTCTTAGCGCCGACCACAATAGGCAGCAATCTCATTGTTGGTCACTACAGCATCGCCAGTGTCATCGATAGCACTCAATATACGATTGTCGATAATACACTCGCCAGCACCACACTTACCTCCACGATGAATGGCGGGCTTGCTCAGTTTCAGTATTACATTACCCAAGGTGTGCAAACGACCGGCGCTGGATTCGGTATTGGCGGCTTTAGCAGCGGTGGATTTGGTGGAACGGGAATCACCTTTGCCGGAGCCACCGGCACTCCGATCATGGCCCTGGATTGGAGCCAGGATAACTGGGGTGCAACGCTTCTGGCATGTCCCACCGATGGAGCAATCTACGCCTACTCGCCGGAAAGTGGATTCTTCACCGCTCAGGTTGTAGCAACAGCGCCGTTCTTTAATGGCGGCATCTTCATCTCTCAGCCACAACAGATCCTGGTGGCCTGGAGATCGGTGCAATCCTCCGGAGTTCAGGACAATCTAATCGTCTGCTGGTCCGATGCCCTGGATTATACCAACTGGACAATATCCAATGCGACTGCTGCCGGACGATTTAAATTCTCCGGTGGATCTATCATCATGGGTGGCCTCCAGGCTCCAAACTATGGGGTGATCTGGACCGATATCGATGCCTGGATCATGCAGTATGTCGGCGGCACCGTCATCTTCAACTTCACCAAGGTCGGCACTGGCTGCGGACTTATTGGACAGCATGCTGCCGGTGTTATTGCCGGTAGCGTCTTTTGGTGCGGCTCCAGCAACTTCTTTACCATCAGCGCCAGTGGCGTCGAGGTCGTGCCCTGCACTGTCTGGGACTACATATTCCAGAACCTGAACCCTACCAATACCTACAAGATTCGCTGTGCCCCGAATTCATCGTTCAATGAGATCACTTGGTTTTTCCCATCATCTAATGCGACAGAGAATGACTCCTATGTAAAGTACAACATCCTCACCAAGTCGTGGGATTACGGTTTGATGCCCAGGACGGCCTGGGTGGATATCTCTGTTCTTGGTAATCCGATTGCCGCCGATACCTTAGGCACAATAGTCCAGCATGAGGTTGGAACGGTCCAGTCTGGCGTCAGCTCGACAGCATTCCAGACCGGCTGGTTCTCGATCACCGAAGGCAATGATCTGGCATTCGTTGATTATGTCTTGCCAGACTTCATCTGGGGTCTGCTCGATGGCAGCAAGAATGCCTCGGTCGATATAACCTTCTATTCCGCCAATTATCCAGGTGACGCGCCAACCGCTTACGGGCCGTTTACGGTAACTGAATCGACTGAATATATCTCGCCGAGACTTCGCGGCAGGCTGATGTCGATTACGATCCACAGCAACAGTCAGTCATTCTGGCGGCTTGGTCGAATCAGATATCGCTTTGCTCTGGCAGGGAGACGCTAATGGCTGGCATCGGTGACATTCTTGCCGCGCTTCAGAATGGTGTAGCTGCCATCCAAGGTCTGAACAACAGGCTTGGTACTACATTCCTTCAGCAGGGCACATTAGTATCGTCAGCAATTAGCACGGCGAATTCGAGCATCGCTTTTACTTCTTCACAAGCTGCTGGATTCATTGCAGTTACCACAAGCTCTGGTGCTGCTGGATACATACCGTGGTACAGACCCTAGAGGGAATCAATGGTCACATTCACAACAGCAAAGGGTCTCTATCAGGTTGCTAACAGCAGCTACGTCGGCACCTGGGATATTCCTACCAACTCTAACTGGAACGTGGTGGATGCGGCGCTTGGCCAGAATGTTTCAATTGCTCTTGCCGCCTCTCCGGTGATTCTTTCTCAAGCGCAGATGCAATGCTCTTACATACAATTTACCGGAACACTTACGGCAAACGTAGCAATCACGTTTCCGCAAGTTGGCTCGCCTCTAGCGCCGATAACCGGTTCTTATACGGTTTTTAACAACTGCGCTGGCTCCAGCGTCTATACGGTTACCTTGAAGTCGACAAATCCGGCTGGCCGAGTGATCGGTTGCATACCAGGAAATGCATTCGACTGCATCACCGATGGAGCTAATTTCAGATATAAAAATCTACCTACTATCGGCACTTATATGGATTTTGCCTCTAACTCATACCCACCATGGGTACTCGCATGCAATGTTCAGTTACCGTATCTTTATTGCGATGGATCCGGATTTTCAGCGGGTCAATATCCTATCCTGGCAGGAATGATAGGAACAACTTTGCCTGACTGTAGAGGTCGCGCAAGATTTTCAATGGATGGAGGAACCGGACGGCTGCCACTTAATGGCAGTGTACCTAACAGCCTGGACGGCAATACCCTGTTTGCCGGTGGTGGTCTTTATTACCATTACATAGCAAACAGCGAAGTTCCTGAGCTTTCAGTTTACGATCCAACCCACGCTCATACGGTCAATACTGTTCCGCATACCGCGTATTATATCGGTCGAGGTGGCGGCGGCGGCGGATTTGTGACGGATGAAATAAATTATACTACTACCGCCTCATATACCGGCGTCAGAGTTGGTCAGATCTTTGCATCTGCCGTTCCGTTTGGTCTCCAATCACCCGGTATGACCCAAGGCTTAACCTTCATACGGTCGGCCTAGAGGGAATCATGGTCACTTTTACACTAGCAAAAAATCTTACTGAGGTCGCCCCCAGTAGTTACGTTGGCAACTGGGATGAGCCCACCAATGCCAATTGGAGCGTGGTGGATGCAGCGCTTGGTCAAAGCGTTTCCATTGCGCTTTCTGCTGCTTCGGTGTCGTTATCTCAAGCGCAGATGCAATGCGCTTGGATAATCTTTACCGGCACTCTTACGGCAAGCGTATCGATAACTTTCCCCCAGGTAGGATCACCACCGGCATCGATAACCGGATCTTACACAATCTTTAACAACTGTGCCGGGTCAAGCGCATACTCGGTTACTTTGAAAACTACAGTTGCCGGTTCCAGAGCGATTGGTGCCATACCGGGAAATGCATTCGACTGCGTTACGGATGGCACTCATTTTAGATACAGGAATCTGCCTCCTGTTGGCAGTTATATGGATCATGCTACTGGTGGATATCCAACATGGGTATCGGCGTGTACCGTTCAGCTTCCGTATCTTTATTGCGATGGAAGTGCATTCAACACGACTCAATATCCTATTCTTGCTGGAATAATAGGTGGAACTCTACCGGACTGTAGAGGCCGTGCAAGATATTCCATGGACGGAGGCACGGGCCGACTTCCGCTTAATACATTTGTTGGACCCTATACCATAGATGGCAATACCATTTTCGCTGGTGGCGGTATTTACTACCATTACATCGTAAATGGTGAAGTACCCGAACTCTCGGTTTATGATCCGAGCCACACCCATCTCCTTGTTACTGTTCCGCATGGCGTGTATGCGGCTGGTGCTGGTGGTGGTGGCGGCGGCTTTGTGACTGATGAAGCAAATTATGACACCAGTTATCAAGGCACCGGCCTTCGCCCTGGCCAGCTTGGAGGCAATGTTCCGTTTAGTCTTCAGCCTCCTAGCATGACCCAAGGCTTAACCTTTATAAGGTCAGCCTGATGCCATCCGTATCACCAGCGCAGGCTAGATTGATGGCTGCCGTCGCCCATGGCTGGAAGAAGCCTGGAGGTGGTGGCCCATCGGTATCCGTGGCCAAGGAATTCAACGCTGCCGACAAAGGCAGATCCGCTTTGCGGGCGGCCAAGAAGTATGCCGATGGTGGTGATGTTCTACCGGCACCGGAAGCCTGGGATACAGATACGGTAGCTGATGCCTTTACGCCCAAGGATCCCAATCCTTTCAACAAGCCAACTCGCCCTCCATTCCAGATCCAGGGTCCATTAGGGGTGGAGAATGTCGATCCTGGCGATTCTCCATTCCTGGGTTTTGGCCGACCGGAAGACAAGTCCTATGGTGCCGTCCACGACCTCTATACCAAGGCCAAAGAGGCTGTGCATCGCTATGCAGGGCCGGGATTTGATGAAGCGCTGAATAAGATTGGATCGTTTGGTTCGATGCTGGCTCCTGGCTCCGGCGAGCAAGCCGCCATGGAAGACACTGTCAGGACCAAGCAGGCTCTTGAGGAAGGCAAGATTGGAGAAGCCGCCAAGCATGGGGCCATGGGAACATTCAATGCGACTCTTGGATCGCTTCCTGGTGGTCATATGCTTTCCACGGCTGTTGCTGGCGTCATGGGGGTCGCCTCCAGGTTTGGCCGGAGCATCCCTAAGGAAGGACTCCTCGACACTTCCAAGTTCGAGACAATCTCCTCATCAAAGGGAACGATGCCGGGAGGATTCAAGCTTGATCCGGCCACTGGCACTGAATGGTACGTCAAGCAGGCACCAAGCATCGAACAAGCCAAGAATGAGAAGCTGACGGCTGAACTTTACAAGCTGTTCAATGTTCCGGTGGCCGATGTTCGCCTGACGACCGTTAATGGCAAGCCAGGAATTGCCAGCAGGAAGATCGAGGGTGTTCAACTTAGTAACAGCGAAAGAGAATACAAAGACATAAATGGGTTGCACGAGAATTATCCGATTCATGCTCTGCTCGCCAACCATGATACTGTCGGCACCGGTCCAGAGAATCCTCTCGGCAACATCATGGTCGATCCGTCCGGCACGGCTCACGTCATCGATACCGGTGGCGGCCTTCTATACAAAGGCACCGGAAGCAAGAAAGCCAAGTTTACTCCCGAGGTCGATGAACTCAACACGATGGCCGATCCCAGCTACAGCCATCTGTCGGCTCAGGTGTTTGGCGACATAGAACACCAGTCTGAAATGATCGGGGCTCAGAAGATCGCCAATGTCGATGGCAAAGACATTGCCAGACTTGTCGAGATGTACGGTCCTGGCAACAAGATGGACAAGTTCAAGCTGATGTCCACGCTGCTCCAGCGCAAATACAACATCGAGCAGCATTACGGCGTTAAGCCAGAGGCTAAATCGGAAGCAAAAATTCCTGAGAGTTATGAACCGACTCAGGAGCCACATATGGATCAGGTTCGCGACCCGTATCAGCAGGTTCCATTTACGGAAGAGGACTACAACAAGTTTGCCAACGAGATTCCTCCTCCAGTCCATCCTGACTTTGTCGAGCCAGAGAAGACTCCACTGGATAAGCTCCATGAGATGTCGTTTGCTCAGGCTATCGGCCCCAAGATGACGAACATGATTTCCGATGCGACACTCAACAAGGAAAACCTCCAGCTTATTGGCAAGTCTCTGAGCAAAGGTCCGTATGGTGCTAATCACTGGGATGCCGCTCTTCACCTGTGGCAGATTGCCGAGCATGTAAATCCGCAAGCTGCGGAGGCGGTGTTTCGTAATCTACCGCCATCGATCCAGCCCAAGGTTGGATTCGCCATCAAGGCGCTGAAGAACAAGCTGGAATACTCGCCGTTTAATTCGGTAGCTAAGGGCAGCGGCAAGGATGGAAAATTTCCGCTGGACTATAACTATTTCTCGACCAAGACAGACAAGTTCGCCATTCCTCCGCACCTCCTAAAGGACAAGGCATTCAACGCTAACATCGATAGATATGCAGACTTGCTTGAATCCAAGCCGCATGAAGCTGCGCCTGAGTCACTCAATCCACTTGAAGGATCGCCTCAGGAGATTCATGAGTATCTCAAGAATCTGAACGATCCCGCAGCCGCTGAGGAAATGTTCAAGGGATTGCCAGCAGAAACCCGTAAGGCCGTCGATGAATTTATCAGAGCTGATAACCCATGGACTGCCACGCCAACAGTGAAGGCCAAGCCAAAGACCCAATATGAAAAGGACGTAGCAGAGTACGAGGCCAAGCTTGATTCTGCGATTGACCCGCCTGAGCCTCTTATTGGCGGACACGACTCAGATAAGTGGTTCCAGCAAGCCACTCCATTCAAGATTGACAATCGATTCAAACAACTGGTCAAGCCGATCAAGAACTGGGCCGAATGGAAGCCGCCAGAACAAGACATCAAGCCGCTGAATTTAGTTCATAAATCAAAGAGCGAAATCAAGAAGCTTGGTTTCAACCCATACCTTTCGGTTCATCACGGATCTCATTATCCCATTCCCGACACTCTGGAAGATCCGTTTACCCATAAGACCGTTCAGCAGGAAAGAGGGTTTTTCTCTTCTACTATTCCGGGCTTGGTAGCCGAGAACTACGGACACAATGTCACAAGTTATGTCGCCAGAGCATTAAAGCCGATGGAGGTGGATTGGAAGCAGTGGTCCGGCATGAACCGTTATAGTCCGAAGCAAATGGAATCTCTCATCGAGGCTGGCCACCGCCAAGGCGCTGATATGATTGCCGCTCACAATATGAGGGATATGGGCAGCAGCAAATATGGCCTTCATACTCAGTATATCTTTCTGAAGACCAGCGCTTTGCGCCAAGCCATGGCAAAGTTCGATCCAACCAAGCTGCACCTCAGAAACACTCTAGCCGGTGTTGCTGGCGTGGCTGGTGGCGGCACTTTCGTTTATGGGAATCCTCAAAAGGAGAACGATAAAATGAATCGTGGTGGTGTTCCTAATCTGGCCAGGGGTGGCTACTCCAACCCCAGCAAGAATTACTACTACCATCCGCCGCATCCGCCAGGGATGATCAGGTCGGCGGTCCCCGGCAGAACCGACAAGCTACCGATGAGTGTTCCTCCTGGGTCCTACATCCTGCCAGCCGACATCCCATCGGCTCTAGGCCAAGGCAACACCATGGCCGGAGAGAAAATCCTGGGGACGATGTTCAAGACCGGACCCTATAGCCCTCAATCAACCGCGCAGCTTTCTGGCAAACTACCGAAGAGTCCAAGGCCGCCCAGGATGCCTCGTCTTCAGATGATACGACCAATACGCATGGGCAAATTTGCCGATGGTGGCCAGCCGAAGCTCGACTATAGAACCCAAGACTTCCCGAGCATCACCAAGCACGAGGTTACCGGCAGCTATCCACTCACCAGTGATTTAGAGGTGACGGGCAAAGCTCATACGTTTTCCAACGACATACCGCTGCGTCGGAAGCCAGAGGACTGGGGTGCTTCTGTCGGTCTGCGTAGGACCTTCCAGGAAGGTGGCGCGGCAGAGTCAGAACAGGGCGATATTCCAATCATTGCGGCTGGCGGAGAATACGTCATTCATCCTGACCAAGTCAGGGAGGTCGGTCATGGCGATCTTGAGGCCGGTCACAAGGTGCTGGATCGGTTCGTGATTCATACCCGCAAGAAGCACATCGAAACCCTGAAGAAGCTAAAACCACCGAAGAAATGATATGGAAATTGTCCGTGCCGCCACCATGCGTGACTACCAGGAGTGCCTCAGGCTGTTCCTGCAAGCCCACAATGAGAACGATCAGTTCTCCCTGGCTCCGGACAAGCTGCACTGGATGCTGACCAGATTCCTCAATCCGGATGCAATCCCTGAGGACGACCCCGGCCTCAGAGGCATCATCGGTGTGATCGGCAGGGAAGGGGGCCTGGAGGCTATCTGCGGCCTCTGTATCTCTGATCTGTGGTACACTTACGACAAGCACCTGACGGATTTCCTGGTGTTTGTCGATCCGGAATACCGAACGACCGGCCACGCCAAGACACTCACCGGCTGGATGAAGACCCAAGCCGATATCATCGGGATGCCCTTAATGTCTGCGGTGGTTACCAATCACAGAACCGAAGCCAAGTGCAGGCTGTTCCGCCGCATGTTCCCAAAAATAGGCGAGCTATTCCTCTATTATCCCGGCTCGTTAACAGCCGGATCGAGCCTGTCGCGAACGGCTCATTAAGGGCATCAAATGGGCGGTCTTTGTCAACCCAAGCCACAAGTTACCGCTACTAACCAAACGCAGACCTATACGCCAGCCCCGCAGATAGGAGCCGCTGGCACTCAAGCCCTCAATATGGCGCAGGGGGCGGCGCAGCAGCCGTTCCAGATGCCAGCAGCGCCGGTCGCTGGCTTCAATCCATTCCAGACTCAATCGTTCAATCAGATCCTGGGCATGCAGGGCAGCCTGAATAACACCGCCGGAGCCAATCTCCAGACGGCACAGGCTCCGATTACGCAGGACGACATCAACCAGAATATGAATCCGTATGCGGATCAGACCGAAGCCGACATCAAGAAGTACATCTTCGATCCGCAGCGGGTTCAGACCATGGGGCAGTCCACCGCCATGGCCGGTGGTGTCGGTGCTGATCGTCTTGGCTTGGTCAGCGGCAACCTAGACAAGACACAAGGCGATATCCTGGCCCAGGCCCGATCCGGCTTCTATGGACAAGCGCTGTCGGCGGCTCAGCAAGCCAAGCAGCAGGCTCTTCAATCCGCTCAAGGCTGGCAGAACCTGCAAACCGGCAATCTGCAAGCCACCAACGCCCTGGGCATGGTTGGCACTCAGCAACAGCAGCAGACCCAAGCCGAGCTGATGAGCCCGTATCAGCAGATCCTGGCTCAGATCGCCTATCCCTATCAGCAAGCTCAGTTCCTGGCTGGCATTACCGGAGGTCTGGCCGGTGCCATGGGTGGCACCACAACGGGTGTTGGAAACACGTCCACAACACCAGCCCAACCCAGCCTGTTTAATCAGATTACCGGTCTAGGTGTCGCCGGGGCTGGTATTGCCGGTGCAGCCGGTGCCTTTGACGGCAGTGGCGGTTCGACCAGCACACCAAACAGCCCTAATGCCTCGATGTATACCGGCCCTGCAAACGAAGCCGGATTTGGTCCGACCTATTACCGATCCGGTGGTCCTGTTCATTATGCCAGCGGTGGGAGTGACGATGAAGAACCATCACTGTCGCCTTACGGGGATCTGAATCCCATCCCCCGCATCCCGCTGCACATGACATCGGGGCAATCGCACAACAATCTCAACCTGAATCCGCCGAGCCAGAGCGGTGGGTCTAGCTCCTCCGGCGGCATTGGCGATATAGCAAAGATGGCCTCCGCCGTCATACCGTTTCTCCTCAAACGAGGCGGTACGGTTGCCGGTGGTGGCGCTGTCAGTCCCTATGATGCTGGTATGGGTTTTGCCGGAGGCGGTGAGACTGAGGGATTGAGCCCTATTCCGTACATCCCGATGCAAGACACGTCAGGCCAGTCTCATAACAATCTCAATCTGAACCCTCCCACTAGTAGCGGAGGATCAAGCTCAAGCGGCATGGGCGACATGGCGAAGATGGCATCAGCCGTGCTGCCGCTCCTTATGATGAAGCGAGGCGGCAAGGCTCCTCATGGCTATGCCACAGACGGCGGCGTGGACGTAGAGGAATACTCGCCTGATGACTTCAATCCGATAGATGCCGCTGCCCCAGCAGAGCCAGATTACAGCCGTCCTATAGAGCGCGAAGCCCCGAACCTTGGCATGTGGCCATTCAATCGCGGCCAAGCTGACTACAAGGGCGATGTGACGATGTTTCCGCATACTGCGGCTCCGGCAACGGCTGGAGCAGCCCAAGCCACGCCTTCACCGGCAAACGCGCCGGTTGGTGACCAAGCCGAGATACTGCGTCAGGCTGGTCTTCTCCGTGATCCGCTGAGAAGGGAAGAGGCCGCTAATGCTCCAGGACCGTTCGATACTTCAGCTCTCAAGGGGCCATACAATCAGGCCGCGTTAGGCTCTCCAGCACGGGGTCCTGTATCCACGGATACAACCCCGAGAACGGCTCCGCCTCCGGCCCCATCTCAGCCCGACGTTCAGGTGGCCAGCGGCGCAGACCGCACTGGCGGCTATCCCAATCGCAGCCGATTGGCTGGACTCAATTCCGATATGAAGCTCAGCGATTTCAGTATGCCAAGAAGTGCCCAGCCCTATCCGGATGCCTTGAGCCGTGACTTTGGCCAGCGAGCAACGCGGTCGCCATGGATGGCATTGGTTCAGGCCGGTTTGAAGATGGCGCAAAGCACCAAGCCCGGTGTTGCTGGCTTGGCTGAGGGTGCCGAGTCCGGTGTTGCCTATCTCGACAAGCAGCGTGGCGAGCTTCGCAGCGAGCAGCAGATCAACCAGAAGGCGGAAGAGCTATTCCGTCATGCCCAGGGTGAACTGAACAAATACACTCGCACGACTCCGCACGAAGCGAGGATGGAGGCTTACCAGAGTCGTCTTCTTGATCAGGGCAAGTATCAGTTTCTGAACTACACCGACCCAGTAACTAACGAGGTAAAGGTTGGTCGCGCCAATACCAAGACCGGAGTCATTACCGATCCTGCAACTGGTGAACCAGTAAAGACTGGCCGATTGCTGGGCCGCGCATCCAGCCAGGGCGGCCTGCCTCCGAGCAGCATCGTGTCTATCCAGAATGCGGTTAACAACGATCCGACTATTCCAAGAGACAAGAAAATTGCGGAGGTCAACAGGCGAGTGCAGGAAGCCACTTCGTTCGTTGAAGCGCAACGTCAGCGTGGTGTAGCGCCGCCTCCAGACGGAGCCCTTGAGTTTCTCAAAAACAACAAGGATAACCCAGCCATAAGGGCTCAGTTCGAGGCAAAATACCCAGGATGGGCGGCCAAGCTGCTTGGTGAGTAATGGCCAACGTCTTCGACCAGTTCGATTCGCCAGCACCTCAGCCCGCACCTGTGGCAGCAGCACCTACCGGTGCCGCGCAGTCTAAGAATATCTTCGATCAGTTCGATAAGACTCCAGCCCCAGAGGCTCCAGCTACGCCAGAGCCGGAACCCATCATGCCAGGAATTCTGGAGGCGGGAGCCCAAGGTCTTGGTCATGCCTTTACCGGCCTGGGACAGGGTGCCGGGATGGTGGCCGGTGTTACTCCGGAGGCCGAGAAGCCCAGTCCAGCAGCCGCTCCATTGAAATGGAGCGATGTGCTGTCGCCACAGGCCAAGCTTGCTCCAAAACTGGCCTATCAGTTTGCCGAAGGAGCCCCGGTTATTGCCGGTGGGTTGCTTGGTGCTGGCGCTGGAGCCCTGACCCCGGTGCCGGGTGGAGCTATCATGGGCGGCATGGGTGGCGCTGCCTTGGCCGAAGCCGCCAAGACCATCGGCCCTGCCTACGCCGAGGAGCTTAAGGCTCATCCTGGCGACAAGGAGGGGGCCTGGACCAGGGCTTTGCAAAAGACCGGGGTTTCTAGCGCTGCTTCTGGCCTAGGCTGGGGCCTGTTTGGCTTGGGATCCAAGGCCCTGGAGCCGCTCAAGCATCTGCTGTTTCAGTCCGTGGCTGTCCAGCCTGGAGTCTCGGTGGGTGCCAAAGCCGCAACCAATGTCATAGAAGGCAAGCCTGTCACCGAGGATCTCGGCCAAGCCTATGCCCAAGGTGTGGTTGGCACTGCCATTCCGGCGGCAGGGCACAAGCTGGCCAAGGGGGTCCTGGCCGATAACCGGGTCTCACCAACCGGCCTCAATGCCGAGCAGATGCGGAATGTCGTGGAGATGAACGATGGCATGCTGCCTCGCCTTGAGGCTAACGCTAACGATCCATGGCATCCGGAAGAAACCAGAGCCCACTATGCGGAACAAGCCCGCTTGATGCGGGATCAGAATGCCGAATACACCCAGATCCTTGCAGGACCACGCAGTCCGGTGGTGGCCAAGCTCAAGCAATGGATGGATGGCTCTCTGGGCGACATCGTCAACGACGCCCAGATGAAGCTGACGCCGATGGCGGCCAGGAGCGGCTCCAACGAAGCCAGAGCCATTGCCAGGGACTTTGCCGACAGCAAGCGGTCATCGCGCTGGCAGTGGGCCAGAGTCGATACGATCATCAAGAAGAACTTCACCGAAGAGCAGCAAAAGCGGATGTGGGAGGCTGGCGACGAGGAAAGCGTCATCCAGGAGATGGGCAATGCCGACTTTGTTGCACAGCAACATGCCGAAGGCCGGGGGCTGGCTCAGCTTACCCCTGCCGAAAGATCGGCTATGGAGGGACTTCAGGCAGAGTCTCGTCAGTCCTGGGATGCTGCCGTCGACGCCGGGATCGTCAGTGGCGAGGGCCGGAAATACTATGCCCCGAGAGAGTTTCTGCGGGTTGCCTCCGGCTCTGAAGGCCCTCCCACGCCCCGCCCCAAGGTCTCCAGTGGCACCGATGCACCACCCAATTCCTTAACGAAGATCGGCACTAATCTCAGGACCACCTCGCCAAGCACTAAGCGCAGAAAATACCTGTTTGCCGAGGAAACCGAAGCGGCTGGCAAGAAGATCCTGGGCGAGGATGCCGAGCTTGCCAGGAATATCCGTGCCCTGCCATTGGCTTCAGCCCGCCTGAGAGATGCCGTGGCGGGCCGGACTCTGATCAACAAGATCAAGGAGGCTGGTGCCAGGACCGGCGAGGAAACCGTTCACGAGGGGGCGGTGCCATCCGACAGTCCCTACAAGTGGTTCACCGTCGATCATCCCGCCTTCACGACCTGGAAGCCCAAGCTTGCTCCTGATCCGGCAACCGGCAGACTCTCTGCGGTCAAGGACGAGAACGGCAACGTCGTCTTCGAGAAGAAGCCGCTCTATGTCAGGTCCGATTTCGAGGGTCCGCTGCGGTCGGTCTTAGCCAAGGATCAGGGGCAAATCTACAATGGCCTGATGAATCTCAAGGCCAAGACCATGTCGGTCATCATGTACTCGCCGCTGATCCATAACGCGGTGGAGTGGGGCCGTGCCTTACCGGCGATGCCGGGTAAGGTTCTGACCTTCAGGATCTATTTCGATGGCGACCGGGCTCTGAAGAACATCCCGCTCATGCAGGATGCCGTCAGGAATGGCCTTGTTCCGATTGGAGGCCGCGCTGGCAGGCAAGACATCACCTCGATGATGGAAGCGCCAACCTTGGGACCACGCAAATCCTGGACCGGTGAGACCCTGGCGGCAATTCCCGACCTGTTCAGCAAGGCGGCTGGCAATACAGTCAGGCGCAGGATCGAGACCCTTGGCGACTTCTGGCACAACACCCTGCTGTGGGATCAGGTCGCCCGCCTTCAGATGGGTCTCTACACGAACTTCAGGGAGAGCCTGATTGCCAAGGGGCATGACGAGCAGACCGCTGGCCGTGCTGCGGCGCACCTAGCTAACCGCTATGCCGGTGCCTTGCCAGCGGAGTCGATGTCTGAGAATGCCAGGAAGTTCGCCAATCTGGCCCTGTTCTCCAGGACCTTCACGCTTGGCAACATCGGTGCCATGAAGGATATGTTTGTCGGTCTGCCGAGGGATGTTCAGGCTCAGATCGGCAGAGACGCCGGTCCAGAAGCCCTGAAGAAGATCCGGAGCTATGCCAAGCGCAAGGCAACGATGACCGTCGCTCTCGATCTTGGCCTTATGTATGCCGGTAACTCTTTGCTTCAGGATATTTCTGACAGGTTACGCGGCGATAAGTCCCTTGGCGAGATCGGCATGGGCTATGTCGATAGGATTGCAGCCCTGTTGAAGAAGACCAAGGAGCATCCGTTCGAGGTTCTGGCTCATCCGTTTGACTCCGTCGAGAGTCTTACGTCCACATCGGAGAACGAACCGGGCAAGAAGGATCGTGTCCTGGTCGGCTATCAGCAGGATGGCTCCGCCATCTATATGCGGAACCCGACCGGCAAGATCGGTGAAGAAGTCCTTGGCTGGTCTACATCGCCATTCGACATGGTGAAGCGCAAGCTTGGCACTATGGTCAGACCGGCATGGCAACTGGCCTCAAACGACATCGGCTTTGGCCGCAAGCTCTACAATCCAGATCCGCATTCCACCACGGAAATGGTGCAGAATGCTGGCAACATCGCCACGGCCTTCATGTCGGCCCAGGTGCCGGTTTCTCAGTTCGAATCCATGGGAGAACTGGCCAGAGGCGAGGGTGAGACCAAGACCAACCTGCTTAAGCTGTTTGGCCCTCTGATGGGTCTGACGTTCTCCAAGGGGGCCCCTGGCGGCCCTGCCATGGGCGAGCTTTACAAGTTCGAGGAACGTCAGAAATACAAACTATCTCAGGCACTTCCGGAGATCCGCAAGCAGATCCAGAGGGGCAATATCGATGGTGCCGTGGACAAGATGACGGAGATTGGAGTGCCTAAGGGGCTCCAGACTTACTACATCAAGACCACGCTCAATCCATCGGCGCGTCTAACCAAGCGGAAAGAGGCAAACTTTAATGCCTCGGCAACCGAAGAAGAGAAAGAGCGTTTCTACCGGCTGCTGAACCACCCCTAATGCTCGACTCCAAGCAAGCGTATGATGCCGTGATTGGAAACGATCTTGTTCGGCTCAATGTCCTTGTTGATGCCGTGGATCGCAGTCCGCAGCGATGCCTCCGCCTTGGATCCCGGGAATAGCTTGGCGAAGGCTTCCTTTCTGGAAACACCCTTGAGTCCGGCATCGGCGATGAAATTGTAGATTGCCCTGCGCTTTGGCGATAAGACCTCGTCCGGTCCAGGACCTTCCATCCTGGATCCGCAGTATGGACACTTCATTAGAGTTTCATCTCCGCTCTGACGTTAGCTTCTCTGGACTGATTCTCATAGAACCGCATTTTTTTATGCTCCGCTCTGACTTTGGCTAGGTTGGCATCTCTCCTGGCATCGACAATGGATACGACATAGTCCCACCAGCCAGGAGAGGCCTTGATGGTTTGCTCTGCCTTGTTGACAGCCATTTCGCCAAGCGCAGCCTGACGCTGTGCCATGACAAGCGTCTTGGTGTCCTCAAGGAGCTGGGCGGCATACTCCTTATCCACCCACTCCTCGTTGGCCTTCAGACACTCGTCGCTGAATGAAAACTCATTGCTCATTGAGCAAGATCCGGTAACTCATCGTTCATATCGTCGGCTTGTTGAAACTTTCCGAACGTGTTTCGCCAAGCCTGCTTGGCCTTGTTGACCATGGCAATCATCTCAACGAGGGTAAGCTCGACAGGATTGACGTTGGCATTAGCCATTGAATTGTTCATGATGCCGCAGACGAAGATCATCTCGTCCTTGACTGTCAGTTGCACCTTTGGTGTAGGACCGGGCCAAGCCTGTGGCGCTTGGCTTGGCATGGTCTGATGCCCTGGCTGATTAGGAACGTATTGTGCGTTAGGTGGCCGCTGCAATGGCAGTGTCGACTGCTGCGATAATGAGTTCGTTGGATTGGCGGTGCTGATGAGATTAAAGTTATGATTGTTGAACTCTTTGATTTCGTACTGAATTTCATAGGAAACCCCCATGCGGTAGTTCTGGAGCTTGTCGCCCCAGACATTCCATGAGCCTCCATTGGTATCGATGATCTTGCCCTGTTTCTTGCCAGGGGCCGGAGGCGTAATGCCAGCAACGGTGATGACTGTCTGTTCCATTAGTCTTTCCTTGGATTAACGATTGGCGGGACTGCTTTATTCAGGCTGAAGTATTTGCATGATGGCGTGTCGAACGGAATTTTAGATCCATCCTTCTCCATCATGGTCGCGTATTTCTCACACTTACCGTTCTTCAGTGTACCTCCTCGATGAGTGCCCCGATTGCTCTTGTAGCCATTGAATTCGTAATGCTCGCACTCACGACAGGTTGTCCTCTTCGGCCCTGTTCCAGCCCAGAAGGCCATTCCAGGCGGAGTCTTGTCGCGTAAGTCATCGACTGATTTATCGACTACCGTTAGTTTCATATTTCTTCCCTGTATGACGCTTCGACTCCAGGAGGAAGGTCTCCGGTTGCACGGCGATACTCTCGTGCCAGCTTCAGGATGGCTTCCTTGATTTCGTCGTTGGCTCCCATTTCTTGGAGTGCGGCTTGTGCGTCAACGACAACGAGCGTTTCTTTGGTCTTGAGGCTGACCGCTCGTGAGAAGCCGCCGGTAATTTTGACGTGGGTTTCTTTCTCCGTGAGGGCTGCTGCTCTTTGGGATTTCTCGAAGTCACGGAAGGCAATATCGGCATCTGCGACATGAGCCGCAACATCAACTCCAAGTTCTCCGTGATTAGCTGACTCAATTGCTTCACGTTCGAGACGCTCAGCTTCACGCGCTTTGATCTCGGCTTCTCTAGCAAGTCCAGCAGCAACTCGATTTGCTTCTTCTCTAATGCGTCTTTCTTCTTTAATAAAAGCCGTGAGTCGATCCGATAGCGTATCAACGACTTTAGAAATTCTTGCGGCGACTGGTCGGTATGAATTGTTGATTTCTTTGACTTCGTCATTAAGTGGTCCAACTCTTTTTTTGCGCTCATCTTCCATATCCTGGATAGCTAATTTTCCTCTATCGAGGAAAAGCTTGGCTTCTTTAGAAGATTCACTATTGATAACTGGATTTTCTGCCATCCAAGCAGAAATATCTTTCATCGTTTGATCAGTAATTTCGATCATTCCTGGTGGAGAATTATGCCCGATAGCTGCATCGTTCATTTATTGGACCTCACCATGCCATGCCATGCCTAGCCCCGCCCAACCGGGCCTCTCCATTCCGCACCCTGTATCGCCGCGCCATGCCTCTCCTGGCCGGACCACACCTCACCCAGCCATGCCTCGCCCCAGATCGCCATGCCTTGCCACACCGCACCCGACCCGGCCTTGCCCTACCTTGCCAGATGTCGCCTCACCCAACCATTCCACGCCTGACCTGACCTCACCCAGCCATGCCGCTCCTCGCCACAGATCGCCAGACCTAGCCGTGCCTCACCGCACCTAACCATCCCAGACCACGCCAGACCACGCCCTGCCCGAGGCCAAGCCACACCTCACCACACCTCGCCTGTCCCTACCCAACCTAGCCCTATGCAGACATGCCTCGCCCAACCTCGCCATGCCTTACCTAGCCAAGCCTTGCCAGATATCGCCATGCCGCACCCTTCCAAAGATCGCCATGCCTCACCAATCCGCACCTCACCAAGCCAATCCCAGCCTTGCCTTGCCGAACCAAATATCGCCATGCCCTACCTAACCCCGCCATGCCTTGCCGCGCCGCACCTTGCCCGATGTCGCCATGCCATGCCCAACCTTGCCAAAACAAGCCAGTCCTAACCCTACCGCGCCAGAACATGCCAGAGCCTTAACCTAGACCGCTCCATTTCTGGAACGGTCTAGGTAAAGCATTGAGATTACTCGTAATTAACGATGCCAAATCGGCCAAATGTTGGTCGATGATCACCGATTCCCACTAATCTACCAGCACTTTCAATAGTTTCTCGCAAAATATTTCGATCAATATATTCCGGCAACAAAACCATCAGCTCGATAGTCGCCTTCCAGCCAGCCCTGAAGGCTGGACGGACTCTGTTGATGCCCTGACGTTGGACAGTGACCCGGCACTTATCGAGGTAATCCCACTCCTTGGTACCCATGCTGGCAAGGTGTGTGGTTGCGACGATACCGGCCTTGTAGAGATCCATCGCACTCTTTCGTGGCGAGCGTGGATCCTGCCGGAATTTTGCAGCGTTGATGATCGAGCCGCGAAGATACAAACCAGGAAGGCAGATGTAGCCTTCCTCATTACGGTAGACATAGCTCTCGACGTTGTCGGTTTTCTTCGCCTTGGAGTTCTTGGCTGCTGCGCCTTTTGCATCAACCTCTTCGGCATTCCAGCGATGGAAGATCAGATCCGCTGCTCCCTCGATGGTCACCTCTACCGAGTATGGCTCGCTGAAGGAAATCGGCTCCTCGCCGCCATTGGTCGGCTCCTTGATAACAATAACCTTAGCTGTGCCTTGTTTAGCCATAAGACTTCAATCTCCGTTGTTAAGTTACTTTCTCTTTCTCAGCATAGTTTCTCAGTGCTTTTCTTATTGCATCAGCAGCTTCTTGTACCTCCTTCTGAGCTTGCTCAAGTTGACCGATAGCTTCTGTTGGAAAGTCAGGAGCTACAGGCATCATAGTGACCCAACTGACAATCTGTTTTGCGTCACTCTGAATGTGCTTGGCACGAATGCCGATGACCGAGAGATACGGTGCAACAAGCCGATCCCATTCCGTCAATGTTTGATGTTTCACTTAACCCTCCAGCAACGAAAGCCTTCAGGGGTCTTGCGGATTGAGAATTTGGTGCCTTCATTGCGACGGCAGAAGTAAGAAGCAGCGCCTCGGCAACGAGCGGTCAACCTCATATCTTCGCCAACCAGGAAACTGTCACCAACCTTCATGTTAGCAAACGGCCAACTAAGCCAACTGGCCAAGCCAGGAGGTGGTGTAGGAACGTCGCTCTCGATCTTAAAAGCCTGCTTGATCAGTCGCGGTCGTTTCATGTGGTCTCCGTTGTTGAATTGTTCATATCCCAAATTGGGTGTTGCAGTCAAGCCCGGAATGGGCTACCAGGAAGTCCATGACACTTGAAACATTTCTGATAATACGCGGGATCAGCACAGCGCAGTTTGCCAAAACGTCAGGCTATCCCTTCGCCACCGTGGCCAAGTGGCGGCAACGGATCAGGATTCCACGTCCTGCCGCCATGCTGAAGATTCAGAAACTCACAAAAGGAAAAGTGAAGCCTCATGACTGGTACCGGTGAATGGCGGTTCTGGACCGCTGATAAAGTCGAGAAAGTTAAGACGATGTGGGCGGACGGGTATTCCGCCTCACGGATTTCCGAGGAGATCCCCGGTTCGACTAAGAACTCCATTATTGGTAAGGTGCATAGGCTGCACCTGCCGGAGCGAAAGAAGCGAAAAAATCCAAGTCACTTCAAGCGGGAGAAGGTCAGGGCCATGGTCATGGTCAAGCCCAAGCCAAAGCCAGCCCCGAAACCCAGGCCCAAGGATGGCATCCCATTCCTGGAGGCCGATTCCACCACCTGCCGGTCGGTCCAAGGGCGGGATCCCAACGGAATCCTGGTTTGGTTCTGTCCCAAGCCCAAGGCGGCCAATCAGTCGTTCTGCCCCCACCATCTGGGCATCTATTACACCGGGAGCCGCCGATGACGATCAAGGAGATCACCGAGAATGCCAAGCAGATCAGGGACCGGCTCAGACACCCGCCGAATGCGGTTCATGACACTGGTATTGACCTAACCAAGAAATCCAGCTCGCATCGTGGTGACGAGCCCAATCCGGATCCACCGATCAAGAAGATGCTTGAGATGCTTCCGGAGCCACCCAGAAAGCGCTATCAGTTCGCGCCTTCCAGGAAGTGCCTGATCTTTGATGATATTCTAGAGGCCGTCTCGACGCACTATGGAGTCTCGATAGAGGCCATCAGGGGTCCAAGCAGGCGGACCCACACTGGTTTTGCCCGCTTTGTCGTGGTTCACCTTGCCATCAAGCTGTCCAAGAAGCCCTCGCTCTCCGCCATAGGCAGGAACCTGAACAAGGACCATACTTCGATCCTTCATGCCAGGAACCGCATCAAAGCAATCATTGCTGGCAATGCCCAGGTAGCAGCCGAGGTCAAGATGCTGGAGACGTACCTTGAAAGACTCCATCACTATCGATCTTCCATTCCCTCCGAGCGTCAATTCTATTTGGAGGGGTAGTGGCAAGAGGGTCTACCGGACCAAGGAGTACATCTCCTGGCTCACCAACGCCAATGGCCACTGGCTGCTCCAGCGAAGCTCCATGCCGGTCAGATCCATCCCAGAGCATTATTCGCTCAAACTGATCTTGCATGCCCCTGACAAGCTGATCAGGGATGTCGGCAACTACGAGAAGGTGTCATCCGACTTCCTGCAAATGGCGAGGATCGTCCGAAACGACTGTCTGTGCCTCGATCTTCATGTCGTCTGGGGCAGCTCCGCAGATGCCCCTCACGGGGCCAGAATGATCGTAAGTCCGATGGAATTGGAGGGTACCTACTAGATGTAGTAGGTCGAGGACTCGAATATGCTTCTGGCAGCGCATTGACGAAGGAATAGGACAAGCCTACAAAAGAAAGACCCCCCGCGAGGTGGAGACCTCCGGGGGGCGTGATCGGTGTACTTGGAATGTTGGAGCACCCAAACCGATGGGCCTTACTTACCCATCTCTTTAGCCCCCGGCAACCCCAAAAACACCGCTCACTCGGAAAATCCTGTGCTTTCCACAGAAAGCATTGGTCGATTTACGGTTGAGCTGTTGGGTGTCGCCCGGTGGTCCCGCCCCATAGAAGCCAATCGTAGGCGTAATCCCCCTCCGCTGGGAAAGTGGCTGCGTGGCCATGCGCGTTGTCCCCATTTAGCGCGCGGATTAAACCCTTGAAGGTTACTTCCCTCTGAGCTGCTCCACACCAAGGGAGCTGCATCGGTATCAAGGGAAGGAAAGGGGAAAGTATGACTTTTTGAGGAGATACAGAGAATGTCGAAAATAGATTGGAATAAAGCCCGAAAATTCAAAGAATCTGAGGAAAAATATACACCAGGAGCGGTGTTGAGTAATGGGAGAGTGATCAGGGATGCTCCGCGAGATGGCCTCGATGCAAGAGCGAGGCTTGCAGAACAGAGGTGGATGGCAACGCTTAGTGAGAGAGCTAAAAAATGCCTGAAATAGACGATTTTGAGCTTTTCTGGAATTCCTACCCTCCACGCAAAGGTGACAAAGCCAAGCAACCGGCAAAGGTTCTATTCGAGAAGGCAGTGAAGTCAGGAATTCCGCCTAAGGATCTCATCGAGGCTGCAAAAAAATACGCGGCCTCCGAGACTGCAAACCACAACACCCCGTTCATCATGCAAGCCCAGCGCTGGCTCAGAAACAAACGCTGGCTGGACTATCAGTATGAGCCCACCCAGGCCGCCAGGGATGGCGTGACCCAGATCTTCATCAGCGAGGAGACACCGAACTGGACCGCTTGGCAGGAGTACCTCCGCAGGACAACGGGGAAGGGGTCGCCATGCGTTAATTTCGGCTGGTGGTTCCCATCCTCCTGGCCACCCGTGGAATCGCACCCATGACGACCACCAAGGTTTTCCGCGCCGAGACCTGGGGTAAGCGCCGGGGTCGGCTCTGGACCCAGGAGGAGGAGGCCAGGGCGGTCCTTATGCGGTTCTTCAAGCAGAGCGACGAGGAGATCGCCAAGGCTCTTGGCCGGACCCGGAAGGCCATCGAAGGCAAGATCGGCTACTGGAAGAAAAGACGGTAACTTTTAGGCAGCCACTGTGTTATGAGTGACACATAGGAGGCCAACATGGTTGCGATGGCAATTTCAGTGCTTTGGTTTCTAATAGGCCTGATTGTTCTGTGTGGCATCATCTATCTGGCAATATGGGTCATTGAGAGCTTCGTTACTGCAATCCCGGAGCAAGTCAAAAAGGGCGTCTGGGTGATCGTCTTGCTGCTTGCATTGATTGCACTGCTATCAGTGCTGGTAGGAGGCGGCAGCTTTCACTTTCCCTCGGTCCGATGAAAGCTCGGTGCCGCCATTACCGCCATATCCGCCCAGGCCACCCGACATCTGCCGGAACTGCTGAGGAGTTATTCCATGTATGACAAGGCCAAGCCTCCAGCAGGAGAACATAGCCCACTGGACCGGGAAGTGGTGACTGAGACCGTCCACGATTGGATCAACACTGATTGCCCGCTGGCCGGTAAGGATGCAATTCACGACGCTCTGGTGACTTGTCTGGTCGATAGGATCATGGCCATCAAGCCAGGGAACGTCCCAGACAACGATATTTTTCCCATCAAGAAACCTGAACCGCCGATTGAGAAGCCAGAGCCACCGAAGCCTCCGGATCTGATACAACCTAAACCGCCAGATCTGATCAAACCCCCGGAGAAACCACCGGAGAGGCCCATCGTGAAGCCCCCGGATCTTCCCATTGCCAAGCCCACACCTAAACGAGGTATGGAGTCTAAGACCAATCATGCAATCAAACGATCAAAGCCAAAAGCCAAAGCAGCTAAACCCACTCACAAGAAACCAAGCAAGCACAAGTGACGCTCCGGAAACTAAAGTCCGGATTAAAAGGTCTGACGTATTCCTGGCTGTAGAGCTTTGGCTCAATTACGATTGTCCTATCGCCGGACGAAAGCAGATCGCCGATCAGCTCGAAAGCAGCTTGGTCGACCGGGTGGCAGCCCTTGGCTCAAGCCCGGTTATTGATTCTGATGTCTACAACGCAATAGATCTCTGGATAAATTATGACTGTCCTCCTGTAGGAAAAACAGCAGTAACTCAAAGTCTGAAGACTCTTCTTCTCGGTCGTATATCGACGGCTATCAATGGCTAACATCGAGGAGATTTCTTGCATCCTCGATGACTTCTATCCTCGGAACATTAAGGTCATCATAGTTGTCTATGATGGCTATGAGTGCGGATCGTAGCCGCTCGATCTCGGTAATGGCTTCGGGAATGACTGTAGTTTTTGGTTCTGTTATAGCTCGATCCCAATAATTCCAAAGCCATGCAAGCCGCTCAACGATGTCGGTCATGTCTTATCCACGCTTGAAAGATCAGCTTCAATTTGCAGCAAGATCGACGAAAGCTCGTGGTCACGCTGTGCGAGATCGGCCCGCAGTCGCTCGATAACGTCGGCGGCGTCGGCAAAGATCGGAACTCCGTTAGCTGTAGTTGCAAGCTTGCGCAGCCGTTCAACGATGTCGGTCATGATCCCCTCACCATAGCAACTGCCTCGGCATGTTCTATCTCAGCCTCGTCCCAGGTCGAGCATCGCCTCTGGTATCCATTGTATTTGCCACCGAAGATCATTGTCTCAAAGAAAACTTGGTTCACTCCGACAAAAACTGTGCTGACCTGGACCTTGCCAATATCGGTTTTAGCCAAGATCCGGTTAGCGTCATGAAGCCATTCCCCCCAAGTGTCCATATCTACACGAACCGGGGTCCTATTCTCAAGAATGTACGTTTCAATCATGTTTCCTTCTTAGCTTTGTGCTATGTTCGATACCATGATGACGATGGCCCAGTCATGGATCAAAGAGAACTCGACTCTGGTCTATTTCCTGATCGCCCAAGCCATTGCGCTGTCAACCGGTGCGGCTTATGGCCTGTCTTACATGGTTAGGCTTGAAACACGCGTGAACACCCTGGAGGTGCGTGGCTCGCCGCATCTAGGCGATATCAACAACCGCCTGACAGTGCTGGAATCGACCACCAAGGACAACAAGCAACGGTTGGATAACGTCATCAGCATCATGACAAAGGAACTTCATATTTCACCAGCGAGGTAGCCATGAACGAGGAACTGTCGCTATCAAAGGCTGGAGCAAATCTCGTCAAGCATTTCGAGTCCTGTCTGCATCCTTGTGGCCCTGACCGCTTCGAATCCTACCTATGCCCAGCCCATGTCTGGACTATCGGGTGGGGAACAACGACCGAAAATGGGCACAAGATCAAACCAGGAATGGTCTGGTCACAACGTCAGTGCGATGCAGCATTCCTGGTCGACATGAAGAAATTCGAAGGCGACGTTAGACGTTCAGTCAAGGTGCAGCTAACCCAGTGGCAGTTCGATGCACTGACAAGTTTCACCTACAACTGTGGCTCAGGGGCCCTGGCAAGCTCGACTCTGCTGAAGAAGGTCAATGCCAAGGATTTCGACGGTGCTGCCTTGGAATTCCACAAATGGAATCGTGGCGGCGGCAAGGTGTTACCAGGACTGGTGCGTCGTAGAGCAAGCGAGAGTTTGTTGTTTCAGAATATTGCCGACAATAATTATGATGGACGAGCAGACGTTATCCAGCCGCTTGGTGATGCTATGCCGCAAGACGTTGACGCACCGAAGGCCTAGCCAGCCCCCACCAAGCCAACAGCCCCAGGAGCAATCCTGGCAAGCCGCTTCCTACAATCGGACCTGGGACAGCAACGCTGTCATTGGTGATGACAAGTGTATCGGGATGAAGATAACCAGAGACTCCGCCATAGCTGAAATACCCGCCAGTGTTGACGGTATTGATGAGATTACCAGGCAGCATGTTGTAGGTATGAGTCCCAGGAGCATTAAGATCCCCAGGACCATTTCCATTGAAGGTATAGATGAGCCCACCCATGGCTACATTGCCGGGTGAGACGGTCGTATCGATGCTAAAGTAATCAAAGGGCACAGCAATGGATTTATCGATCAATCCATGTCCTCCACCTATAGCATTGTAGTTATTGCCGCTGCTGATGGTGACGGTCGTATTGTTGATTGTCAGAAGAGCCAAAGAGACAAGATCGTATCTCCCTGCGAATGTATTGACCGTCCATACCTGACTGTAGGAATCGCCAAACAGATTCTGGCCTGGAGTGCCAAAGGTGCCATTGTCGATCAATGGATTTGAGGTGTAGTGGCTGCCATCCCAAGTGTAAGGCGCAACCGTTCCGGTGAATGTGAGGGTAACTATATCGGCAGATGCTGATGTAACAAGACATATCAATGCGGCAGCACCCAGTAGCTTTGCTTTCATTCATTTCTCCATTGTTGAACTGCTGTCAGTAAGGGCGACTCTAGCCATTTCTCTAGCGTGTCCCAGTAGCGCAGAGCGTAGCCGCTCATCTTGCTCGCGAGTAATCGCAATCTCCTGGCCCTGTTCCTTGGCAAGCTTCCGCAGCCGCTCAATCTCGTCGGCGGCTTCATGCATAATTGGCCGCGCCGTATTGGCGTCAAGCCAATACCCGGCCACATCAACTTTAGTATGCTGATAACGCAGCCGCTCAACGATGTCGGTCATGTCTTGATACCAAGCAGCTTGCGAAAATAATCATCGATGCAGGTCTCGCAGGCCTCATAACCGAAGGCACCGTGTGGACACTTGTCGCCCTTACTCACGGCTGGGCCATAGTCGCCGTTCAGATAATCTTGGATACCCTTTTGCAGCCGCTCGATTTCGTCGGCGGCCTCACGACACAGGTCAACCGAGAATGAACCATCGCGCAGCCGCTCAACGATGTCGGTCATGGCTTCTCCTAGTGCGGGCTAGTGTTTCGGGATTGCTTTAACGATGTCGCGCAGCAAGTCCACCGTTTGCGCGTTATCGTTGCCCCGACGATTGAAGTCATCCATCAGATCATTTAGTAGCGCGTGGAGGCGAGGATACCGGCCATTCGAGCCTATATCGCTGATAAGGTCACGCATAGCGGCTCCCGCTGAGCGGCCCGGATAATACGCACGTCGCGCCCACCACTCGACTGGCGGTTCTGTCTGCTCAGGTTCCACGGGCTCTATATCGTGCGCCGTCTCTTCTGCATCAGTGTTCATGGAGCGCAGCCGTTCAACGATGTCAGCCGCTCAACGATGTCGGTCATGAAACCACAACTCGATTGCTTCTTGGATGGCCCCCGCCAACTCGTTACAATTAGCGGGGCTGTCTAGTTCTGGCTCATCGGACAGGAAATGAACCGCTAAGTCCCAGCATTTCTTGTCGTAGGTCTTGGCCATCTGTCTCACTTTCGACGCGCGTTGATAATCAGACACTTGTCTCTCCTTCGGAGTGCTGTGTAGCAACCTGAAATCGTAATACGGATCCATTAGTGCCACGGCTGTCCACATGATGGACAACGCGGGCGACGATCAGCGCAGTCCAGAAGGAATGCCAGCGCAACCAAACATCCTGCCAATACGAATGGTGCAAAGCCCGCAGCAATGATTAGCCAATGGAAGAAGTCCCAGACCCAATCCGGTGGAAGATCGTTGTAGCCCGGTCCCATGCTCTCTCCTCAATAATGCTTGATGGGTCGATTAAAGTGACTACCTCTAACACTATCAATGCATCCGTTCGGATTATGGATCCCGTAGCATAATGCTCTTTGGTCTTTTTCAAATTGCTCGCAGACGATGCCTTGCATCCACGAGCATTGCGTCGGACTACTGACAAAAAATCCGCCCCGGCAATCGTCATCCTTGCTAGGGACACAGACGCCCCAGCCGCCGATCTCACCTCCAGCTCCTGCTGGCAGCCTCAAAATGAGAGTTATGAGGCTCACCAGAATGAGTACGAACAGGAACCAGAAGATCTTGATGATCATCCCTTGAACTCGATTTGATGGTGCCACTCATCGAGTGTTTTGTTCAGGGTTACAGCCGCCTGGAAGGCTCCATTGGAGATATGAACATGACGATCAATCTCAGCGTGGAGACGCTCTTCGTTGTCGGCTAGATAGCCGTCCATCTTGGTCAGGGCCTCGAACAGGCTATGCAATTTCGAGCGGCTATCGGTTGTAGTACGGCTGATGATGGCCTTGGTATGCACGGCAATGGCATGAGCGACACGATCCGGCGTTACGTCATTGTTGACGCGAGTCACTAGCTCGGTGACTGCCGCCTCGACGTTCTTGATAAGCTCATCGGTCTTGAGTTCTTCAATCTTTTCCATCACTCAGTTCTCCATGGGTTCGAAGTTGTCATCGAAATACTTCTTTGCGATCAGCCACTTATCGTCGTGGTTTTTTGGATTCCTGGCGATCATATCCCCTTCCACGGGAGATCCAGCCAATCTATCGACAACGGACACGTTGACGCCGGTCATGTCGTCACCCTTCTGCCATGGCCTTAGCTCAGCGATCTGCTTGCGGCGATAGAGTTTGAATTTGCTCATATTCTTATCTCATCCACTTGCATGAAGTGGCCGGGGCTTTTACACCCCGGCCTATTGCTTAGGCCGCTAACTGCTTACGCCGACGCTTGGCGAAACCAATCAACATGCCACACGCTGCAATCAAGCCAGGGATACCGGCACCGGCAATTGGGCCGGGGACGGCAACGGCTTGACCCGGCTCGATGAAGAAGCTGTCCGGCCCATCGTTCAATCCCGACATGCGGGCGGCGAACAGGATCTCGTCGCCGGGATTGATGCCATTCAGCGTCAGGCCAGTCAGCGTGTAGTCCGGAAAGCCGGTGCCGTTGTTGAGTGACGGCACGTTGCCGGTCGTCCCGCCGGTAAACGATGCGAGCAGAGTATGCGTTGTCAGGTCCAGTAGGAAGAAACTGTTCAACGTCTGTGCCACGTTGGTGTCGTTAACATCGACGCCAATGGTGAAGCTTAGGTTAGCGTTGCTGCCGCCGTTGGCGAGCAGGAAAGCCTTGAGCAGCGAGCCATCGCCGATCTGATAGCCACCGGTTGTAGTATTGTTGAACGTGTTGTCGAGCAGCGAATTCCTGCCACCGTTGCCTTGGTCGGAGAAGGCGGTGATCGAAGTCACGTTGCCGTTGTTGGAGTAGTCATTATAACCGAAGCCTGAAGGCTGCCCCGGCTGGTTCTCGCCGCAGATGACGCACGGTGCGTTGTTCGGCTGGTTGCCACCTGGAACGACGGCGTTGAGCTGGAGAGTGGTGCCGGTGCCGGTCCAGGTCTGGCCACCGAGAATGACATCGGCCTGGGCTGGTAGGGACAGGGCAGCTAGCATTGTCCCTGCCATTAAAAGTTTTCTCATATTTACTCCTCTGAGTCCCCGATAGAATGACCATCCGGTGCTGGGGCGGATCACCGGCTGGTAGAAATTAACAACCAAATTTTCTCTTAGGCCATCGATATTTTTTAGATTGCGATATTGGCTTGGAATGCAGCTTAGCACTGAATTCTGCCCATTTCTTCTCGATCCTTCGGGACTTAGCAACAATGGCCGTGTCTTTCTTGGATTTCTGCCGATGCTCATGGATCAGCCTTGGCGTTAAATTCCAAGGCTCATCAATGGGTTCGGTGGCATGAAGAATTCCGTGGTCAAACTGATAAAGCGAGATGATTTGCTCAGCGGACATCCCTTTCGATTCCTCGTAAGGGATGTCCTTGAGCATAAGCAAAGCGGATGCCAGCTTGGTCTTAAGACCGATGTGTTTCCTGGATGGCATAGAGATCGTCCCAGACATTGAGATACGTTCCGGCTCGTTCTGGGAATTTCTCGGTGATGGCTGGTTTCGTTTTACCGTAATCTATTTCACTGACAAGGTGGCCAATCAACTTCATAACATCGGCTCTATAAGCCTTTATGCGGAATCTGTAGTCAGCCTTGTCAGATTCTTCTATTGCATTAGAGATGACGGGGATTCGTCCCATGACATATTCAAGGTCAGCTCTTGATCGTGCTTTGATGGTAAGAATTTCATCGTTTTCATCACTGTCTTGTTGGATGATATTAAAAAATCCGATCTTGGTAACAATCCACATTATTTGGCAACCTCCATTACGGTTAAGTCATTGGAATATATGACGGAACTAAGATATCTGCCATCAGGTGCAAGCTCCGGAATTGTCGCGCTGACATGGTGGAATTGACGCTGGAGGCCTTCTATGACCTCCAGCACACCATCCCTAGTGGATGCTTCGATAAGGGCTCTACCGCTTGTCATCGTCGCTCTTATCCGGCGGACCAAAGACCGGAGTGTTCGAGATCCTGAATCCCTTGATCCCAGGCATGATCTCGACGTTATCCTCTTCCTTGGTCGTAAAGCCCTGGACACTCAATTCGGTGAAGCTGACCTTTCGCTTCACCTCATCCATGTCGAGGGTGCAGCTAACGGTATCGCCCTCTTCGTTGAAGCCAAGGATCAACCCACGGTTCGCCAAGGGCTGTGCATAACCCTCCCACACAAAGAAATAGCGGGGATGGTTCAGCAGCCCTTCGTCGTCAACGTAGATGCAGTTTCTACGGTCCACGTTGACTGCGGTGAAGGTGCTGGCCTTGATGAACTCATAGATCTGCTTGAAGTTGCCGTTGTGCCAGACCTCCTCGATGGTTCTGGCTTCCGGATCAATCAGAATCCCTCTGATGACGGGGACGTTCTCTCTGATGTTTTTGGGTCTCATCAGCTCACCGTGACTTCGAAGGTCAGATTGCTGATAGCATCTGATACGAGACTATCGATCCCATCAATGCTGTCGGCTGATACCGTAAAGTCTCCAAGCCTTTCGTCAACGATATCGCCAACAACGTCACGGATCTTGGCCTCGATATACTCCTCCAGCTTCTCCTTGAAGTCGGCAGCCAGTGGGTCCATGGACTCTAGAATTCTTGATGCATTCATTGCAGTTCTCCGTTGCTCTTGAGGATGGCATACTCGATACAGTAAGCGAGATATTTAGGGTCATTTTCTTGTCCGGATATCTTATTGATCCGATCCAGCACCGGGCTGATGATCTCATCGGCACAGCGTTTGGCAAATTGGTACGACTCGCAGTGCTTGTAGAGCCTTATGGCCTTCGTCATTTCAGCCGGTGTCAAGATCTGACCGATAGACAGTGTCTTAACCTGCATTGTCCCTCCAGTTAAATGGACAAATGAAAAAGCGGGAAGCATTTGCGCTTCCCGAAGCTAATTATTTACGCCCCATCGGACGAACACCCAAGGTTAAATGATACTGGGCTCGTTTCTTGCCTCTTGGCTTGTTGCGTTTATCCCTCGATGGATCGTTCTTTCTGGAGGGCTGCATTTTATCCAGGAGATATTCCCCAGGCATGAAAGTTCCGCCACGGTCGAAGGCAACAACCTCGGATCGAAGCGGCTTGGACGTTAGATAACGCTCCCAATGATTGTTGTAGCGTAAATAGGTCCGCCCGAGATGAACCCTGGCTTCGGTTGCTCCCAGCATTCGTCTACAGGCTACCGCAGCAGCACACTCTGACGGGCTCTTGATCTTGGATTTCTTGATATCGCCAGTCGTTATCACGATCATAATCGACTTGCTGCCGTCTTTAACCGGCAAGCCCTCGATCTTCATATCTTTGTTAGGATGTCTCATGTTTTCTCCATGGTTACGCTCCGCCCTTATCGCCCCTGGGGTTATTTCCCCAGGGGCTTAAGGGGAATGGACGGTGACAAGCCATCCACTCCACGGAGACTAGTTGACGGTGTTGTTGATCTCGTTGACGGTTTCCTTGATATCGAGGGTGCGATCATTCACAATATCGACCATGGCATAAACGCTATTGACCTTCTCGGCCAAAACGCTGCCGCCCCTTTGACCAACAACCTCTTGCAGACTGGTCGCCAGCCGTTCAGCGGCAGTCGTTTTCTTGTTGTCCCGATTGAGCAGATTCAGATGATTCTTCATCGTCTTGGCTGCTATCACGAGATCGATTTCCAGCAAGGTCTTGTCGCCACGGCTGACCATACCAAGCTTGGCCCGTTCCACACATTCACGAATGGAAGCTGGGATTTGACCGGCAAGCTCCTGGCCAGCCCTGGTTACCGATTGCATGTCGGTCAGCAGATAACCGGCATAATATCGGATCAGACGCTCAGCAGTTTCGGCGCTTGGAGCCCGCAGCGAAATCACGGCATCGAGACGGCCAGGACGGAGGATCACTTGATCGAGCTTCTCCGCAAAGTTGGTCGTCAAGATCGTCATGATCTCGGCTCGCTTGGACAAAACGCCATCGATGGTATTGATCAGATCGTTGGCGCTTTCATCACGGTTCTCGGCAATCCGGTCGATATCCTCGGCAAACACTACTGCCGGGGAATAACGATTGGCGAACTCCAGAGCGGCTCGAAGGCCCTGGACCTTATCCAGCAACACAAAGGTCCAGCCGTTCTGGGCGCAGACCGCTGCGGTCATCCTTGAAGTCAACGACTTGCCGGTTCCGTAGGGGCCTTCCAGTAAAATCCCGCGCTTCAGCGGAATCTTGTGAGCCCTGCATTCGTCGGTCTTTCTGATCGGGGTCAGGATCGAAGTCTCGATCTGCTCCATGATATCGGCATCGAGCAACACCGAGTCGGTGGTGGTGTCGGAGGCATCAAAGAATCCCGGAGGGTTATCCAGGTCCAGGTTGCCTTCCATATCGACGCCAAGCCGGATCGACTTGCCGCGATAGATCGACTCATCCTTCACAATGCGACGGGCTTCGGTCACAAGCTCAAGGATGACGTGGCGATCCTTTTTCTTGATCACACCATGAACCAGGAAGCGGATCTTGCCTTTCTCCGAATAGAACATGGTGTTGATCGGGCTTTCGATACCCGGCAGAGCAAACGATCCAAGCGGACACTGGATCACGTCGTCGTCCCGAATGCCGGTCTTGACCGAGACCATCTGCGGCGGCTTTGGACCAAACATGGTCATCACCGATTGGGGCGAGGCCCAGCCATAGAGCTTGGTCATGGCCTTGACGAAAGCCACGGCAGCATCGTGGGGATAACCCTCGATAAACTCCCTGACCTGGAAGTCCTGGTCTTCGTCTCGAACCAGACGAGTCAGGGCTTCGATGGCCTTGCGTGGCGGCATCTTGCCGGGATCGCCAGGAAGCGTAATGGCGCGGCCCTCATACTTGATCTCGGGATTGAGGGAGTCCCAGTTCAGCTTCTTGCTGGCAATCGCCACGTTAATGTCTTCTGTAGGCATATGTTTCTCCGTGTTAGCGGATAGATTTCCGCTCCATTGCCCCACTGGAGTTAACCAATGGGGCAACAGGCCGAAAACCTAGGTACAGGGGACCAGAACCTAGTTCAGCGAACTCGATGACGGCGGAGCCGTCTTGCGCCGCTCGATAAAGGCTTCGAGAACCTCTTTGCCCATGACGCTGGCAACTCGGCCAGCCTCGGCAATTCCAGGCATGATGAAGTCATCGGCCTGTTTGCCGGTCAGCTTCTCGAAGGCTTCCATCGCCTCCCAGTAGGTGATGGCACTCATGGCCGAGTCGGACGACTCGTTCTTGTGGTTATAATCCGGCGTGATCTTGTTGGTGAGCAACGCCGAAAACAACAAGGTGTCGGCTGTAATGCCAAGGCAGGGATCGAAATCCTCGATGTTCTGCGTCTTGGTGGCCTTGGGATTGTATTTCTTCTGGTCGGCCACGCACATCGCTATGGTCTTCATGATGCCAGCTACATAGGCCGACAGCACATAGATGGTATCCGGCATGCTGCCACCTAAATTCTTGGCTGCAATCGTCAGTTTCTGGGCGGTTCGCTCGCCGTGACCATAAGCATCGCCGCCGAGATCTTCCAGTTTCTTGTCGGCTCTACGAAATTCCATTTGTCAGTCTCCGTGTTGGTGGGGTCGTTTAGTTTCTCTTCTCTTCCTCCCTCGAAGAGGGAGGGAGGAAGAGAAGAGGTTTTGCGGTGTTGTTATTCGTCGTTCTTTGCCATGACGGCAAAGGCCTTTCGCGAGGTATGGCTGGCAACGTAACGGTCGATATCCTCTCTTGAGAGTTGCTGGGTGCCTCTGATCTTGGCCATGAATAAGCCGATTCCGGCTCCCATCCTGAAGGCCAGCTCCATCAGGGCCATAGGCTTGAACATGGTGAATAGCTCTGGATGCTGAACAAACGGACTGGTTTCCCAGGCCCTGTCGACTTGATTAGCAAAATCTTCCATATCCATGTCAGTCTCCGCGCGTTGAAACGAAAAAGGCGGGAGCATTGCTGCCCCCGCCCTGTAGCTTAGTTGACCTTGGTCAGACTCTCGGTCTGCGCCAGATGGAACAACGCCATGCCCTTCGGGGTCCGCAGCGCCTTCTGACCCTTCATGACCCGGCGGCCAGCCTCGATCCACTTATCGTAGGTCCGGATGGTCTCATGAGCCACGCAGTTCTCGTAGCCAGCCTCCTGGAAGAGCTTAACCGCGACATCGGCATTGACCAGAGCATTGGCCGCCTTTTGCTCATCGGTGAGCTTCTGGCGGGGTTGGCTCTTGGCTTTGCCTTTGCCACGGCCCTTACGAACCGGCTGAGCTGCTGAAGCGGCAACTGCACTGGCAACCAACTGAGCAAGCTGTTCGGCAGAGAAGTTCATTGTAGTCTCCATGGTTGGTGGTGGGGTGGTTTGTGGTGTGTCTCTCTCTTCTTACGAAAGTAAGAAGAAGAGAGAGACACAAGAGAAGGTTAACGGGACTGCGGATGGTCTGGGCCATAAGTAGCGGCACAGCTTTTCTTGGTTATCTCGTCAATTTTCTTTTTGACGATTTTTACATAAGCTTCGACGCCGTATTTCTTTATTCGGTTTCTAACTCCACTTAATTGCAGGGGATACGGTGCATCTTGCAGAAGCTTCTTAAGTTCCGGTGGCAGCCTGTCGTAATAATTCCAGGACAGGGGTTTTTTGGCTCTGGCTTTGATTTTGCCATTCTGGTTTTTCACCCAGCGGCCTCCTTCTCAAGATTAACCTCGATGATTTCCATGCCACTGGAAACCAGGGTTAATTCATAGGCTCGCTTGCTGGTGGGACGGCACTGAATGGCCGCTTCGCATTCGGCAATAGTTTCCATCATGGACTCTATGATTTCATCGTGAGTCATTCTGGATTTTGTCATGTCGTTCTCCGTGGTGGCAGCGATGAGAGGGGCTTTCGAAGCCTCTCAAGCGAAGCAAGAGGCAGAGAAGGGAGAGAAGATTAGATGCGTGGGACTCCGCCGGTCGTGTTCTTCAAAGTGTTCTGGGCAGCGGTGATAACCTCGATTATTCCGCTGATTTCCGATGCATCGATCTTGGTTGGGTCCAAGGCATCGACCATGGTCTCCATGACTGCGCTTAATTCCTTGACGACCCTGATCAGCTCCAGGATCTCGCCTTGCAGCTTGTAGGTTTCCATTATTTCTCCTCTCGGTTCCGGTAAATCAGCGCCAGTCTGGCAGGAATTACCTTGGTGCCGTTGCAGTTATCGCAGCAGCGATCCTCTGCTATCTTGGTTACCGGCCAAGGATTATTGCCAAATCCCAGGAATGTGTCAGAGCAAATTGAGCATACGAACAGCTTTCTTAGCTCGGGGCTTTTTGTATTCATAATTGTCGTCCTTTCGAAGCGTGTCCCAGGTTTCTCGTTTGATCCTGACGCCACGCTCAGCGCCAGGAGTCTTGATGCGAACCCATTTGTAACCGATCTGGGCTAGAACGGGCCGCCAGCCAGCACCGATCCTTGGTGCCTCGTCTTGGAAATAAACGTGGAGTCGTTGGGTCTTCATTTAAAAACCTTTCCTGGGATGTTTGCCTTCTTGAGCCTCCTGACCATATCGGCGGTGCCTGGACCGCCAGGAAAGGCGACGTAGTAATCCGGCTTGCCTTCATCGATCATTCGCTGATTGCGAATGGGACCGGCCATTTTGCCCCAGTTGTCCCAGTCCGCTTCGAAGCTGGCGTGGTCTTTAAGGCCGCGCTGACGAGACCAGCAGCCGGACAAATAGTCAGCGCCGCCAGCGCCGCCTTCGATGATGCAAGTAATTGGAAAAATCTCGTGGATTTTATCCAACTCCTGCCGCAGGAACTTGATGTCCGCAAACTTGCGGCCTCCGCAGACTAAAACTCTCATGGTGGCTCCTTCCTTCTCTACTTCTGTCCTCGAAGAGGACGGACAGAAGTAGAGAGTTTGCAGTGCATTTTCAGTGTGATAGAATGGGCTATGGGACGAATGCTGAAGAATCCGCGCCAAGAGCGTTTCGTAAAGCTGTACCTGATGGAAATGGCCAACGGTGGCAGTGCCACGGCGGCCTATCGCAAGGTTTATACCAATGCCACGGGCTTCAATTGTGCTTCTGCTTCAGCACATCAGTTGCTGAAGCTGCCGCACATCAAAAGCCGGATCATGGAAATGCGAATGGACATCAAGCGCAAGGCCGACATCACTTACGAGAAGATCCTGACTAACTATGAGGAAGCTCTCAAGCTGGCCAAGGAAAAGGGCGATCCAGCCAATATTATTGCTGCGGCCAGAGAACAGGCCAAGCTCGTTGGCCTGATCATTGATCGCAAGGAGGTTGGTGGTGCCGGTGATTTCGAGAACATGGAGAATATCTCGGAAATCCTCGAAGCGGTTGCCCAGCAGGTTGGTCCGGAGGCCGCTTTGGCTTTGTCCCAAGCCTTCAAACTGGTAAGCCCGACTGTGGTAACGGTAAAAGCCCCCGCTTCTGATGAAGCGGAGGCTCTATTCAAGGCCGAGACGCCAACAGACTCGGTTAATTAGATTTACTCGTCCTCCTCTGGAAACGTCGCATCCCATTCCTCCGGACTAATGCCGGTTAGAATGAACTCACGCTGGCTTGGGGTTAAATGCGGAAAGGCATCCTGGATCATGGCTCCCCGGTTGTAATTGCCGATTTGCTCGGCGGTGATCGGCAAGTCCATTTCATGGGACTTGCCGGTGAGCGGTGATTTGCGTTTGACCTTCATGTGATTATCCCCAGAGGAAAGCCGCTATGAAGATCACAGCGGCTATATTGAAGGTGGTGGCGACGATGAACAGCATGTTGTCGTATTTCGATGGCATTTAATCCTCCCCGTCTTTGATTTTGGTACGTTCCAGCATGGCCCAAGCCATAGCGATAACTCCATCGACATGGGCCATTTGCTTATTGGATAAGATCATTGGATGGGTATCCGCAGCTATTGCCAGAGCCGTCAGCATAACCACGAGTTCATCGTAGGTTGGTTTCATGCTAGCCTCCTGTTTTGCTGGATACTTGCGATTGAACTCTCGAACAAACGCTTGGATTTCAGGACCGCTTGGTTTTAAGGCCATCGTTGTTCTCCATTTGGTGGTGGTGGTGAGTTCGTAAGAACTCACTCACCAACACCACCAGTTTGTGGTGGATTGAGAGTTGTTTGAACTGGTGATTTGTGTTATCCCTCAATGGGATAGGCCTTCAGAAGTAGTAGGACAGCACCAGGATGAGGATGAACACCATCAGGGTGTAAGTGACGAAGTAGATCATGCGGGTCTCCATTGGTTACCAAACGGCAAAAGGCCCCGGAGCAAAAGCTCCGAGGCCTACGGTTGACAGTCTGATTAAGCCGCGAAGCGGCGATCCGCCCAGCGGTCAAGAGCAAGGAGGCCACTAGCCTCCTCATCGTCCCAACAGTCTGGCTCAATGGCAGCCCGCCTTTGGGCCTTCAGATCGTTCAAGAAGGAGTAAACTTGGTCGGACAATAGTTCACCAATCTCAGCTTGTGTCATGATCGCGTCTTTCTTAGTGAATGAAGATCGTCTGATGGATGGAGAAGAAGCGAGGAGCTTTCGCTCCCCGCCATTTAGTTGCCCTTAGGCAACAGCTTGGACAACGGGCTGTCCAGTAACGAGGCTGATGGGCTGATCTTTCTTAACCTGACCACTGTGAAACAGTGTGCCAACACCCTTAACGAAGATGCCACGCTGTCCAGCTTGGACTCGCATACCCTTCGACAACCAGCCCTTGTAGGTAAGGCAATCAACCCGAGGAGTGACCAGAAAGCCCTGCTTTTTAAAGGCTTTCGCAACAGCAACGTCATTCTTAAGCTGACGATCACTGAAGCCACTGGTATTGCCCTTGGCAATGAACTTGGAAGCTGGCTTGTAGGTCGATACTGCCTTGTGAGTGGTCTGCTTCTTTGAGTTCAAAGCAGTAGCAACTGCGATTGCAATGGCAGTGGAAAGGGCTTGGATTTGGGCGTTTGTCATTGTCAGTCTCCGTTTCGGTTGGCGAGCAGCTTAGCTCTCTGAGTAAGCTCTCAAAGCGAAGCAGAACGGAACGAAGTGAAGTGTAGAGCTTACGAAGAGAGCGAAGCGAGATGAGTGAAGACTAGATGCGCGAGGCATTTCAATCACTTAGCTCAACACCTCTGGTGTTGCACACTTGCCACACTGGGGGCTGCTGCCTCGCATCTCTCTTCATTGATTGAGTTTAAGACGCGACCTGCCAAGCCATTGTAATCACTAGGCTACTTAGCCTAGTGAGGGCTGGCAGCGGCTGTTGGTCCTTAGCTTCTTTGTAAGGCAAAGCCTTACTGTAAGGGGAGCCGTACTAGGGGGTAGGGGGCTATTAGGAGGGGCGGCGGGTGCGATTTATATTTGTGTGCAGACAATCTTATGAGCAAAAAATCCATAGAAACAGTTAGACTAACAGACGGCCTCATGTTAGACTAACGCCATGTTAGATCCGCTTTGCAGGGACTGTAAGACTCGGCACCGATTGGGGGCTGAGTATTGTCCTTTGTATAAGGCTGAGAAGAAAACTGCGGAGAAAAAAATCAAGGAGAAGGCATGCTTGCCGAGTACGGCTTCTGTTTCAGGTTCCCCTGTCCTTGGTGCCAGGGAGAGCGATTCAGGATCAAGCGACCCGGTCTCCTCGTCCTTGTCAAGTGTCTTGAGTGCGGTGCGGTCCAAACGTGCTTCTACGGAGAGTTTCGACCGCAATGCATATCAGAGGGAGTACATGAGGAAGTACCGCAAACGTCAGAAGCAACCCTAGGAAGGCAATCATGTCCAGCGAAGAAGAAGAGGCCGGAGCTACCCCTCATGAAAAACTTGGAGAGGATTTCTTCTATGCCGCCTGTGTCTGTGGCGGCACCACGTTCAGGATCAAGCTCTACCCACCCCACAACAACAAGTACAGAGCCCACTGTATCACCTGCGGCAACGACTGGTCACAGTCGCCCGAGGCTGGAAGACCGTCTCAGAGCCACTAGGAGCGGTCATGAACCTTGAGGGAAGGCCTTATTTTTATGGCATTGGAATGCTGCCGGATGAAGGCTTTGGGTATGCCGCTGTGATTATAGCGGTGCTTTGTTATGCTCTGTTGGAGGCAGCCAGGGGAGCCATTGGCAAGCCTCCGCTCTGGTATCCGGTCTATCTCTGGTGGCGGAGCAGGCGTCGTGTCTAGGCCTTCGGTTCCCGAGGTGATCCAGTTCTATCTGCCCCGGACCCCGGAGGAGCGGTCGAGGTGGTCCGATCCCGGCAGGAAGGCCGAGGCCACCCTGCTGACCTGGATCCACCGGATGCCCGACAACTTTGTCCTGGGTGCCGATGGCTACTGGTACTTCTATCCCGACATCGGGTTTCACATGAAACATCGAGCTGGAAAGAAAGGGTCCCATCCCAATGGAGAAAAGGACGGGACCCCAGGCTGCTGAACTTAGGAGAATCAGCCCGCCTAATGTAGCAAAACCCGTGGCTGCTGGCTAGGCCGTTGTTCCCACAGGCCGAATTGTCTCCGACCTTGTAGTCGCTGATTCGCCCGAGGGTCTCCGAATGCACGGGATTGCACGGTGTCACCGTGCATTCCCGGTGATTGCAGGAAGCCGCATAACATGGGCCTTGCAGCGATTTCCGTGGATGGCGGTTTATGTTCGCTTGACCGCGATGTCTTTTCGGGACAGCTTCCATGGTGCTGCCGAATCAGAGCAGCGGACATGAACTTAGGAGACGTGGTAAAATGGATATTATTGAGAAGGCTCAGGCGTTGCAGAATCTGGTGGCGGTTTATCGTGACCTTGGCGACATGGAGGCTTTGGATGCCATGTTGGCTGCGGTCAGGAAGGCCACCAGTGCAGAGCAGGAGGAGCAGGAGGAGCAGGCGGTTTCACGCGGGAGGCGGACTGGCATCAAGCGTGGACCTTACAAGACCAGCGGGATGCGGATGGCGCTGATGGGTTCCGGCGTGATCACGCTGGAGGACTTGGTGCCGCTGGTCGAGCAGCATCAGCATGTCCCGGGCCGCACTGTGGAGGCCAAGGGCGGCTGGCTGGCTGGCCAGATGCGCAAGAGCAAGCATGTCTACCGGGAGTGGCCGGATGGCCGCTGGAGTCTGCGCAACGACAACTCTCCAGGACCGAAGGAAGTCCAGAAGGACGGACCCAACGGTTCGGCCCCGACCGGGAAGTAACTGACAAAAAACAGGGTCCCTGCCCACGGAGACAAGCAGGGACCCTGATGAGGATGCGTAGAGGGACGTTCAATCCAGCGAAGAGTCCGGATCGTATCAGCACTCGGACTTGTTGGATACCCCCTGGGTCAGAACCCGGTTGATAACCTGACCGCCCTCGAAGCTGTCGAGATAGACGAACTTCTCGCCGTCATAGATCTTTCTGACAACTCTGGTGTCAGTCATTGGATTGGCGTTATTCCGGTAGAGGTCCAGGGCGGTTTCCAAGGTGTCCATAATCTGCCCCAGGATGAACTTTGGCGGAGCCTCCGCTAGGGTAGTAGCTGCCACTTGTGCAGGTTTGGCAGCACTGGCGGCGACCGGAGCCCCGAGGATCAGGCCCAGCAGAGATCTGCGGTTCATGACGGCGTCACCGTTGTGACCGGCTTGTCCGGTGGCGGTAAGGGATAGGCCGCCGCTCGCTGAGCGAGGGCATCGACCTGGATCATGAACTGCTGGTCCATGTAGGCGCTGCTTTGCAGCGAGACCCTGGGAACCCAGGCCGTCATCGGTGCTTGTTTGTTTCTCCAGACTTTCAGCATCAGCGTGTCGAATGGATTGTCGACCTTGATATCGGCAAGGAGGCTGAACTTGGCCGCCTCGGCGGTGACAATGGGCAGCAGGATCGCTTGGATCTGTTCGAGGCTCTGGCCTGGATCGAATGGGTTCATTTCAGTGCATCTCCCCTGCGGTACTTCATCCCGGCCTTGCGGCCTATCAAGCTGGGCAACAGCTTGCATGGTAACCCATAGCCCGGTCGGATCGAACCGATATTCTCCAGCGAGAACTTCTCGCCCTTCTTGATGTCCTGGATGGCATAGAGACTCCGCCTGACCTGCCGGGTCGGATTGCTGTCCATCTTGGTCGGCTGCATGGCGGCATAGGTCTGCCTGACCTGATTAACCATGTGGGCAAAATCCCGTGGTCCCATCGAGAACTCGTCGTCCTCGGACACCACGTCCGGCAGATGGCCGAAGTGCTTCTCGATGATGCAGGCCCCGACCGCTACTGCTGCAATTGGCGCAAGGCTTCCTTCAGAATGGTCCGACAGTCCGACAACAGATCGTGGAAGCAGTCGCTGCAAGTGTCGGATCCCGCCAAGGTTAGATGTTTCGATGGTTCCAGGATATTCCGACATACAGTGCAGAAACGCGGCTTTGCCTCCGGAAGCCTGATCCGCGTCTTTGATCTCCTGGTCATTGCCCATCCCTGTAGAAATGATCATCGGTTTGCCGGTCGAGGCGGCATATTCAATCAATGGAATATCCACCAGTTCCATCGAGGCGATCTTGTAAGCCGGACAGTTCAACTTTTCCAAATGATCGATAGCCGACATATCGAACACCGAACTGAAGATGGTAATCCCGGAATCCTTGGCCACCCGGTACAGATCCGGATGCCAGTCGAATGGGGTATGCGCCTTCTTGTATAGCTCCCACAGGGTCCGGCCCTTCCACAGCCCCTCCTGCACGATGAAGTCAGGCTTGTTCAGTTCGAGCGTAATGGTCTGCGGCTCATAGCACTGGGTCTTGATCGCCGAGGCCTTGGCTAATTTGGCCATCCGGATGATCTTCTTGGCGTTATCCAATGAGCCGCCATGGTTGCAGCTCATCTCGGCAATCACATAGGGCGGAAACTTCGGCCCGATATTGACCTTGTCGATCTTCATCAATTCCCCTTCGGGTCATCTCTGAGCTTTATCAACTCGGCGATCACCGTATCGAGACTGCCTCGTGGAAGGACAATCTGTTTGACGAAGCAGTCGTCCTCGTCATAGGCGGCAAAGTGAATGCCGTCGCACTCATCGCAGGTGAAAATCTGGACACGAACACAGTCCTCATCGATTTGCAGGATCATTCAATCCTCCTTTAGATTCAATTGATCCCGGATCTTCATCATCTCGACAATGACAGCGTTAAGATCGTCCCGTCGAATCAAGGCCTGTCCTCGCAGGGTCTCATCCGGTGCATACATGGCGACGTGGATATCGGCGCAACTGTCGCACAGGAATACCGTGATATGACAGTCGTTGGCTTTAGCTTTGAATGGAATGTCCATCAGCCCTCCTTCAGCGCGGCATCGATCATGTCCATCCACCGCTCCGCCGTCATGTCATGCTCGTAGGTGTCGTTGCCCGCCAGCAGCATCTCTTCGGTTGGCACCCGCATCTCGAACAGGCAGGCCCTGGCGATCATCTTGACCCGGCCCTGGTCCAGGAAGTCCAGTTCTTCGTATCTGGGTGCCCCCTCCGGAGCGTTGACCTTCCAGATGGCCATTGCCACCCGCTCGATCATGGTCGGTTCCACTGGTTCGTCCATCTTTCCTCCAGTCATCGATGTTGAACTTGCTCATGCCGATCAGCCGTTCCTGCGGCACCCACCAGCCCGACGAGTCGTTCTTCTTGTCGTAGGTCCAGAACTCGTGGCGCATGGTATCCTTCAGCATCATCCACCCGGCGATGACGAAGGTAAAACCGCGCCGTGGCGTGATCACCAGGACATAGGGCCGCTCCATGTCGGTATCGCTGGGATTGGTGATCAGATGGCCGCTTGCCACGGGCGTCGAGCGGATCTGCACCCCGAGAACATCCGGAGCCTTGTAGCTGCCGTTGGTCGGCTGCCAATAGACGCCATACTGCTTGGCCAGCATCTGCTCGGCATTAGCTCCGTCGATGTCACAGGACCAGTCGGACTTGGCGGCTTCGAGCCGGTTTGGCGAGCCACGCTCCAGCGAAGCGATACGGCGGTCAACACCACAGATGGCTCCGATCCGCAGTTCTGTCGGTGTGGCATCGATCATGATCCTGTCTTCGGTCACTGGAGCGAGTCCCCTACTTCCTTGAAGATCTGACGCATGATCTTTCGCTGCTTCCTGTTGGGCGAATACGAGCAGACCTCGAAGGTCATCAGGTCGCAATCCTCCAGCGTTTCCGCTATTGGATGCACATCTGGCATGTTGAACACCCGATGTAGTGGCGGTGCGTAGCCCTCACGCAACGGCAGACCGAAGCTGTTGATGCGGGCAACGAACTGCCGACGATCCCAATGCCAGATCTTGGCGGCCCAGATGTAATAGACATGATGGCAACCGTCCCGCTCGACCGGCGGATGGATGTTCGGATAGTCGAACACCATGTCGGTCAGCTCTAACGCCAGCTCCCTGCGATTCTCGATGATACCCGGACCTTTGCTCAACTGCGCCGAGGCCAGAGCCGCAATCGGCTCCGTCATTCTGAGGTTCAGACCCATGATCCCAGGCCGCAGCTCGCCGTGATTGACGGCATCTCTTACCTTGAGGGCGAGGTCGTCGTCGTCGCTGACGACGATTCCTCCTTCCCCAGTCTGGAGATGTTTATGAATGTTAAGGCTAAACACACCAAGATGGCCGACAGTGCCAGCGTAATGATCACCGACTTTGGCAAACGGACTCTGCGCATTGTCTTCGATCATCCAGACTTTGTTGTGGTCACACCAACGTCTTATCTCTTCGAGATAAGCCGGATGACCGAACAGGTTGGTGACGATAACAGCTTTTGGCTTTCCCTTCGAACCGCCGATCTGCTTAAGATCCATGGAGAATGTAACAGGCTCGATATCGATGAATTCTACATTTGCTCCAAGGATTTTAGCGCAGGATGCCGTGGCACTCATGGTGGTGGCAGGGCACCAGACCCTATCTCCGGGCCCAATGCCGACCGCCATGCATGCCGCCATCAACCCCGATGTGGCAGAATTACAGGGCACGGCATGTCGTACACCGAACGTAGATTGCCACTCGTCTGCGAGGCGCTGAACCCAATAGCCACCAGCATGATGACCACCAAGATAACCACTAAAAGGACGGCCCAAGGTCGATAGTACATAGCTCCTCTCCAGCCAGTTGCGGGTCTCGAACGGCTTCAGCACCCCAAGCTTGCTCTTCAACTTCGGCCCTAGTTTGTGCATCGTATGCTCTGGCACATCCTGGCGATGTCCTGCTCCATGTTCGGCAGGGTAAAGCCGAACTTGCTCTCGACCCTGGTCAGGTCCAGCCTTGTGTCGAGCGGACGTGGAATCCGCCCTGGGATACCGACCGACTCCACCGGTCGCAGCCCCTTCAGGCTGTGGCCGAGGCCGTTGGCCAACAGCGCGGCAAACTTGGCTTTCGACATGCCGCTGGAAGAACCGAGATTGAAGGTGCCGGTTCGTGGCGTGTTGGCCATGGCCACCAGCCGTTCCGCCAAGGTCTGAGCCCACAGCGGACTGAACATGGCATCGGTATAGACATTGAACTCGACGCCTGACTTCAGCTTGCCGATCATGAAATCGGCCAGACTGCTCCTGGCCGGTGATCGCGCTGACCCATAGAAATTGGTCCGCACGATCAGGTGGTTCTGCACCTTGGCGGCGGCAAACTCGCCCATGAACTTGCTCATGCCGTACATATTGATGGGATTCTCGCTCTTGGAATGCTCGCGGTGCGGGCCGTTGCCGGAGTACACCATGTCGGTTGATATATAAATCAACCGGCAGTTCCCCGGCATGTGAGCAGCGATGTTCTCCACCATGCCGCAGTTGTAGAGTACCGCCTTGTTCGGATCCTTCTCGCACTCATCGATGTCGGTCAGCGCCGCAGCATGAACGATCATCTGCGGCGCTGTTTTTGCCATCCACGTCCTGACGCTGTCCCAGTCGGTCAGATCGCAACTGCTTCTGGCCAAGCCCTCGACAGTGCCAAGCCTGGAGAATGCCATCTTCAGGTACGGCCCCAGCAGCCCGGTGTCGCCCGTGACCAGGATCCTCATGTCCGTGTCAGCTCCTGTTACTTGGCGAGGTGGGTCCAGATCTTGCCGATCCGGTTGTCGTACTTCTGGATGTGGTTGATGACGCGACCGGATTCCCTGGGTGCCTCGCGAACGGCGATGGCCAACAGCTCCATCCACTTGTCGTTGTTCCTGACCCTGATCTTGGCCATCCGGTCGATCAGGCTGCGCTTGGTCTTCGGTAACTCTTTGCGCTTCGTTCTCATAACATCCCTCTCAGTTGTTCGATGGTTAACCAATCGACATTAGTGTCGCTGGTGTAGCGCCATCCTGGAGGCACACGATTCTCGTAGTCTCTTTTTTTATGTCCAGGCTGGTCGATGCAGTAGAAGTTTGCGAAATCGGTTGTGTTCAGGCTTTCGTCTTCGGTGATCAGTGTCTCGTGGATTTTTTCTCCAGGTCTGATGCCGGTGTTGAATTCCAGAAATCCGTAATCGTCGCAAACAGCAACTGCAAGATCTCTGATTCTAATCGATGGAATCTTCGGTATGAGAATCTTCGAGTGAATTCCGACACTAGCCAACTCCTCTGCGTAGAGGACCAGCTTAACGCTCTGATCCATGGTGATCCAGAACCGCGTCATTCTTTCATCGGTAACCTTGAGGACTTTGCCCTCCGCCTTTCGCTTCTTAAATAATGGAAGAACAGAACCCCGCGAACCGGCAACATTGCCATATCGCACAACATTGTAATGGCACCCGCCAGCGGCCAAGGCATTCGCTGCGACAAATATCTTTTCCGCTGCAAGCTTCGATGCACCATAAAGGTTGATTGGATTAACGGCCTTATCTGTCGATAGTGCGACAACTCGCTGGACCTTAGCTCTGAGCGAAGCCTTAACCACATTCTCAGCCCCTGTGACATTGGTGGCGATGCATTCGGTTGGATTGTACTCGGCGGTCGGCACGATCTTCAGCGCGGCGGCATGGATCACGGTATCGATGCCACGCATTGCCATCTCCAGACGGTCGAGGTCGCGGACATCGCCAATGAAGAAGCGCAATCGCTCGTCGTTGAAGCTATGCGCCATCTCCTCCTGGGTATGTTCGCCCCTGGAGTAGATTGCGATTCGCTCGACACTCGGATCCTTGAGTATCCGACTGGCGAAGGCTTGGCCGAACGAGCCTGAGCCGCCAGTGATCAGGACGGATTTCATGCGGACTTTCTTAAGGATTGACCGGCGATAGTACCTTTGAGGCGACTCGACATGATGCCTTGCTGCAAGACATCATTGATTACATCCATGGTATGTTTATAGGCTCGACGGATGATCTCGATCTCTGGATCTTTAATGGCGTAAGATACGCAATTAGCATTCAGGATCAGCACACCCATCCGCGCCATTTCCTGGGTGAACAGAGCCTGGATCTGTTCCTTGGTTGCGCCAAGGAAATCATGAACGTCCAGTTTCAGGAGCGGTGGCGAGCCACGAAACGCAATTGGACCAGAATAGTGTGATGTTCTTTCAAGTAGCGGTGCTTCAGATCGGATCTTCAATCCAACAGAGTATAGATGATCAAGGACGTTCTCCCGTTCCATCTTCTTGATAGTGGCGAGTGCAGCAGCCATCGACAGAGTGTCACCAAAGAAGGTGCCGGAGAAGAACACGCCGAGGTGGCCGTTCAGCATCTTCATGATCCCGGCATCACCGACCAGAGCCGAGATCGGCATTCCGTTGGCCATCGACTTGCCGAAGCAAGCAAGATCGGGTGTGACACCAAAATACTCCTGACCACCGCCCATGGCGTAACGGAAGCCAGTCTGGATCTCATCGAAGATCAGAATGATTTCGTTCCTGGTACACCATGACCGTAATGCCTGGAGGTATTCCCTGTCGTGGGTTGGCTCGACAATGACGGCGGCGACATCGCTCCAGTCTTCGCCCCAGTCTCTTAATTCATCGAGATCACCGTATTCGATCTTGTGTGACAGATTGGTTACGGATTCTGGAATTCCTTTGTTCTTTCCTTCCAGTGTTGAGGCTGACCAATCAGCCCAGCCATGGTAGGATCCGATTAGAATATGATCCCGTTCGGTGTAGGCCCTGGCCAGCCTGACTGCCGCCGATGTCACATCGGTACCGGACTTGCCGAACTGGACCTTATCGGCACAAGGAATCAGGTCGCACAGCTTCTCGCTTAACTCACATTCAAGCTTGGTGGCCAGACTGAAGCTCATGCCGCAGTTCAGTTGCCGCCGCACCGCCTCATCAACGTCAGGATCGCGGTAACCTAGGACAACAGGAAGTAGAGCATTAACAAGATCAACATAGTCGTTCCCATCAACATCAAAAATCCTCGCACCATCGCCATGAGAGGCGAATAGTGGAGCCCCGCCCCTGGGATACCAAAGAGCAGACTTCGAGTATGTTTGGGACCCAAGGGGAATTGTCCTGGTGGCTCGTACCAGCAGCTCATCTGACCGTTGATATGTTCGTTCTGGTAATCGTTCTCCAGCGAGGTCCTGGTAGAACCGCTCATTTCGAATGGCTCCAGCATTGATTTGCCTCAGGTGTGGGTTGTCATCGAGGATCCGCATGATATGCATGCATGTCGGCGGGAAAGCCAGCGGCAGTTGCTTGGCGATTTCCTTGCACAGCTCGTAGTCTTCCTTGGTGTCGAGGACCCATCGCTCCTTGTGTGCCCCAGGAAACGGGCAAATCAGGTATTCCTGGGAGAACCGATCCCGGTTGCGGATGATCCACTGTGTCACACAGTCCCGATCTGTCTTCCTGGTGGTCTCTCTCCAGGCTGTTTCCAGCGCATCGAAGGTGAGACACTCGACATCCAATCCGTCTGGCCATGTCGGCTGGTTGGAACAGTACGAAGCACCCGTCGTCTTTTGTAGTTGGACGACCTGTCCGACCACATAAGGGTCGAGGAACGGACAATCACAGGTGATTCGCAGGATAATGTCGGCTTTATAGTCTTTCGCACATTGATAATAGCGGTTCAGCACATCCTTTTCTGAGCCACGGAAGCAATCGATGCGGTTCTGTCTGCAATCCTTGGCTAGAACATCATCGGATTCCAGCGTGGTGGTGGCGATCACCACCTGATTGACTCCTGGAGAGTTGACTAACGCCCGCCAGACCCAGCGATACACCGGCATGCCTCCGAGTGGAGCCATCACCTTGCCAGGGAACCGCGTCGAGCCCATCCTAGCCTGGGCAATCGCAACGACTTTCATTCCAGTCCCGCCTGTTTACGAACCTCAAGACAGATTTTGAGAACCTCAAGACCTTCTTCACCGGTACAGCCGATGGTTTCTTTGCCATCGATGCGGTCCAGGAATGCCTGCATTTCTTCAACATAATTTTCGTTCCAGGTGTCGAAGCCTTGATAACTATCAATAGGTCGCTCAATACCGAAGACGGCACCATTCCTATTCACAAGGTCACAGGAGATGCGACCATTATCACCAATGATGGTGAAGAACCTTAATTCCGGTCTTGTAACGTAATCCAGATGAACCGTAGTTCGACATCCTATGTCATGCGTTAAGAGAATATCCGATATATCGTCCTTGCCATTAGTGAGGCAAGTCGATGAGCCAGCAACGATAGCAGGGCCAAGAAGGTAAAGAGCAAGATCCAACTCATGGCTCCAATTGAGAATAACACCATCGCGTAGATAATGAGGTCGGTCGTTGTATTGACCGAGTGTAAAATTGGCCCAGATTGGCTTTCCAATAATCCCAGCACCTAACCACTCCTTGGCTTTCTTGACGCAGCTATGGTAGCGGAGATTGTAGCCAACCATTGCTCTTTGGTTAAACGAGCTTGGCTCAACTATCGCCGGTAGAAGTATGTCGTATTCTTGTTGTGTGGTGGCGATTGGTTTCTCAATTAATATCGGTTTTGGATGTGTCACTATAATATGTTTATAGTGCTGATCTGTCGGGCTGGCGATGACGAATGCATCCAAATTTATCAGCCTTGATTCCGGCCATAGCCTCCAGAAGGAAGGGAAATCCTCTGCGGCCACCTCGGGATCAAAACCAACAACATTATGGCCCATAGCCATGAGATTCTTGGCATGCCTCATGCCGATACTGCCAAGCCCAATCACACCGACTGTTTTCATTTAGGCACACAATAGAGGTATTTCCATTTATCTTTATGAAGAGTCTCCATTGCGGCGCGACATGATTGCTCCGAATTAAACTCAATAGAGTAAGGTACATATCCGCTATAAACAGCAACAAACATTATCAAGATCCATGGTGTCATCATTTCTTCTCCGGGAATGCGTTTTTGAGATCCTTCTTGAGGATCGTAACGCTGGTTTCGTTTTGAATGGTTCGCCCATAGAGCGAATAGCCGGGATGGCTGAGCCACAGATTGGCAAAGTCGTAGTGATACGAGAACAGCCCAGGCTTATGCTTGTAGGGGACTCGGTGTGCAGCGGCTGGCGTGAAGTCATGGACGATGAGAAATCCACCATCCTGTAGAACCTGATCTCCCTCGAATGCGATTTCGAAATAGTCCTCGGGGTCACAGAGATAGAGACACCATCCGTAGATCAGAAGATCTGCCAAGTTTGGTGAGAAATGATGCGAGAGCTTGTCTGCGGTGCCAGCCCAGACCTGGACCTTGGATTGTCCTCTGGTCGAGATATAACACGGATCAATCCCCTCGACCTCACAGTCGTATCTCTGTTCGATGATGGCGAGCCGCCAGCCATTGGAACAGCCAATCTCAACCGCTCTCTTTGGTTTGATGTTGTATACCTCAAGCGCTTGCAGGACCGGATCGTTCTTTCCGGTCAGCTTGGCTTCATTGCGCTTCAGCCATTCGGCTCCCTCGCCAAGGGCGAAGACTCTAGATTGCTTCATGGTGCGAATTTTCCAAAGGTCCACATGCTCATCGGCTGACCGTCAAACAGGAAATGACCGGGAACGACTGCCTCTTGGCTCATTCCATACTCGGTGCAAATTTTGATCATTTTGACGTTTGCTACCATGCAGCCCGCCTCGATTTTTCTGATTTGCTTTCTGGCAAACAGATAATCACAGACCGCCTTCCAGGCTTCGTAGCCATAGCCGTTGCCCCACTGGGTCCTGTCTCCGATCATGATGGCGACATTGGCGAGGTTGTTTTTGTCGTCCACATTGACTGATATCGATCCAATCGCGGCATAGGATGTCAGCAACCGAATCGTATTGGTGCTGTTAGGTTCCACGGTCGCGGCGGAGTACCAATAATCAAGTTGGGTGTCCGCTGAGTGGGTGTAGTGCCGGTGTTCCGAGTATTTGACGACCTCTGGATCGTTCAGCCATTCCGCAAATTGCGGTGCATCCGAAGTGTGGACCGGACCAATCTCTAGACGTGGAGATTTCAGAATCATTTCTTTTTTACCGTTGCTTTGATGTGTCTGACCACCTCCAGAAGCTGCTGTGCCAGGAACAGGATCTCCGGAGACTCGGCGGAGCGGCCACCCCAGCGGGTGAGGTAATCCACCTTGTTTGTTAGTTGTCTCTCAAGCTCGATGGCCTCGTCCTTGGTCATGGTACCTCCTCGATCATGGGTAGCCCAATTTGGGTTTGATTGCCCACAACTATCTCGCACCCTATAGTTCGCTATCCACAGGTCCGTGCTTTCATGATCCTCAACAAGATGGCCAAGGCTGCTACGCAGATTGCCAAGTTGAAGGAGCGTGATGTCTATGAAGGCACCCTGATCGAGTTTGCCGAATACGTCTGGCCGGTGGTGGAACCTGCGATTCCCTTCATCCGTGGCTGGGCCATCGAGGCGATTGCCGAGCATCTCCAGGCTGTTACCGATGGCTACATCAAGCGGCTGTTGATGAACGTGCCGCCGGGATTCACCAAGTCCCTGATGACCGATGTGTTCTGGCCCGCCTACGAGTGGGGTCCCAAGAACATGCCGTGGCTGCGGTATGTCTGCGCTTCCTACTCCAACCACCTGACCGAACGAGACAACATGCGATGCCGCAACATCGTGATCTCGGATCGCTATCAGCGGATGTGGGGCTCCCGGTTCAAGATCTCCAACGAGCAGTTCACCAAGATCAAGTTCGCCAACGACCATACCGGGTGGAAGCTGGCGACCTCGGTGGGCGGCATCGGCGTCGGCGAGCGGGGGGATCGGTTCATCATTGACGACCCGAACAACACCATGGACATGGAGTCCGAACAGGTCCGGGACACCACCAACCTGTGGTTTACCGAGGTCGTTCCCGACCGCCTGAACAACCCCCAGGAAAGCGCAATTGTCATTATACAACAAAGGCTTCATGAGGATGATGTGAGCGGAATCGCGCTGTCTCGGGAGATGGGATACACCCACCTGATGATCCCGATGGAGCATGACACATCAAGGCATTGTGTGACTGTTTTGGGGCTAAATGATGATAATAGCCCCAAGACCTGGGAGGATCCACGGAAAGAAGACGGCGAGCTGGCTTGGCCGGAGCGGTTTACCCAGAAGGTTTGCGAAGATCTGGAGCGGGATAAGGGTCCCCACGCCTGGGCCGGTCAGTACATGCAGAGCCCGGAACCCCGTGGCGGGTCGATCATCAAGCGGGATTTCTGGCAGTTGTGGGAGGAAGACAAGTTTCCGGAGTTTGAGTACATCCTGGGGTCGGTGGACACCGCCTATACGGACAAAGAAGAGAACGATCCCAGTGCCTTGACCATCTGGGGTGTGTTCCGCGACATCAACAAGAACCCCAAGATGATGCTGATGTATGCTTGGCAGGAAAGATTACAGTTTCACGAGCTGCTTCAGAAGCTTATCGCCACCTGCACCATCGGCATCGGACCCAAGAAGGGCCCCCAGTTCCGGGTGGACCGGCTGCTGATCGAGTCCAAGGCCAGCGGGCTGTCGGTTGTCCAGGAACTGCATCGCCTGATCCAGGCCACCGGCAAGATGGGTGTCGAGTCGAATTCTGTCAAAGGCGACAAATACGCCCGACTGCAATCGGTTCAGCATCTATTCTCCGATGGCATGATCTATGCGCCTGACCGCTCCTTTGCCGACATGGTGATCGATCAGTGTGCGGTGTTTCCCAAGGGATCACGCGACGACTTGGTCGACTCGACCTCTCAGGCGCTGAAGTATCTGCGTGACACCGGCTTTGCATTGCGGCGCGAGGAATACTCTGTAGAAGCTCATGAGGAAATGCTGTACCGTGGTCCATCTTATAACGCTCCGATTTACGGTAATTATTGATGGCTCCTCGCACCAACTCGATGCGGTTGGACGATCCCTATCCTGAGGTTGTGCCGCCAGCATTGACCTTGGTGAAAGGCGAGAGCGATGAGATGGGGCCGGACTCCACCTCGTTCGAGGACGGTGCCCTCAAGATCGAGCATCCTGATGGATCGGTCACCATCGATCTGAATCCTCCGGATGAGAAGGATGATGGCCCAGAGACCACCGAGTTCGACCGCAATCTCGCGCTTAAGATGTCCGATGATGAACTCAGCAGCATCGCCTCGACGCTGATCGAAGGCATCGACAGAGACAATCAATCCCGCTCGAAATGGTTAGAGACCAGGGCTCTTGGCATCAGTCTGTTGGGGCTGGAGCTTGAAAAGCCGAGAGCCGGAGCCGGATCCGAGTCGGCCCCCATCGAGGGCATATCAACAGTCCGCCATCCTATTCTTCTGGAGGCCACTGTTTCCTTCCAGGCCACCGCCAGGGCCGAGCTTCTCCCCGCATCTGGGCCGGTTAAGGTCCGCAACGATGCTCCATCTCCGCCAAAGGAAGTCGTTCAGCAAACCTCCGCCCAGCAACAGCTCATCGAGAGCATGCAGTCGCAGGATGAATTGGCTCAGGCGCTGGAGAAAGATCTCAATCACTATCTGACTGTGACAGCCACCGAGTATGTCCCCGACACCGACCGCATGCTGTTCTACGTTGGCTTCGGCGGCGACGGATTCAAGAAGGTCTACAACTGTCCACTGAGACGAAGGCCGGTATCCGAGTCCATCGATGCGGAAGACCTGATCATCTCTAACACCACGACGGATATCCAGAACTCAGGCCGCATTACCCATCGCATCAAGATGCGGCCTTCGGTTCTGAAGCGCATGCAGATCATGGGGGTTTACCGGGATGTGGACCTAAGTCCCCCGGCAATAACAACGACAAGCCCCGTCGACAAGAAGATGGAGGCGATCTCCGGTGTGACCGAGGCCAACAAGCTGCCGGAAGATCGTGACTATGAAGTCTACGAGACCTACTGCGAACTTGATCTCGATGAGTTCGCCCCGAAGGGACTCAAGGGCAAGGGGCTTCCCCTGCCATACCGCGTAACTATCGAGAAAGACTCCAGGAAGATCCTCGATCTTCGTCGCAACTGGCAGGAAGACGATGAGCAGGCGCTTGCCAAGCAATTCTTCGTACAGTTTCCGTTCATTCGCGGACTGGGCTTCTACGGTATCGGCTTCATCCACCTCCTCGGCAACACCGCCAACGCCCTTACCGCCGGATGGCGCGAAGCCCTCGACGCTGGAATGTTCGCCAACTTCCCTGGCTTTATCTACAGCAAAGGCCTTGGCCGACAACTCTCCAATCAATTCCGTATCCCTCCTGGCGGCGGGATAGGTCTCGATGTCGGGCCGGGTCAGAGAATCCAGGATTCGGTCATGCCGGTCCCTTATAAAGAAGCCGGTGCTGGCTTCATCAGTCTTCTTACTCACATCGAAGAGACCGGCAGACGCCTTGCCTCCACCGCCGAAGTCAGTGTTGGCGAGGGCAAGCAAGACGCCCCCGTGGGCACGACCTTGGCTCTTATCGAGCAGGCATCGAAGGTCATGGATTCGGCCCACAAGCGTTTACACGCCTCCCAGGCCGAAGAGTTCAAGCTCCTGAAGTGCCGGTTCAAGGAAGATCCAGAAGCACTCTGGCGGCATAACAAGAAGACCACCATCAAGTGGAAGAAGGATCAGTTCATCCAGGCCCTGGACGACTGCGAGCTGGTCCCGGTGGCCGATCCGAACAACCCGACCAGCCTGCATCGCTTGGCCAAGGGTGCCATCATCAAGCAGCTTCAGGCCGCCAATCCGGCGCTTTATGACGAAGTTGCCGTCGATATGCGGGTGATGCGGATCTCCGACATCGATCCTGCTGGCCTGTTCAAGGCCTCCCCGACTCCACCCCCGCCAGATCCACGCATGGTAGCGATCCAGGAGAAGGCCAAGGCGCAAGGCCAGATGAGCCAGATCCAGCTTCTGGAGACCAGGATCAAGGCCGCGACGGCGGCTCAGGCCATCCAGGACAAGGCCCAGGATCGCGCCTCCCGCGAGAAGATCGAGGGGATGAAAATCCAGCTTGAGGGTCTCAAGATCAAGGAAGAGCAACTCATTCATGCCCATGACGCCGAGAAGGACATCATCTCCAAGATGCATGAGATGAACATGGAGCATCAGGCCCATCAGCTAGAGCTTCATAAGGGTGTGGTTGAGAAGGCTCAGGAACTACAGCACAGCGATCTGGATAAATCCCAGGAGCTGCATCACAACGATATGGCCAAGGCCCAGGAGTTGCGTCACAGCCAGATCGATACGATGCACAGTGCTGCAACCAACCAAGCCCAGTCCGATCATGACCGCCAACTGTCCAGACAGAAGCATGATGCCGAGATGTCTCGTGCCAATGCCAAGCACGAACAGGATATGGCCCACGCCAGGGAGATGCATGCTGCGAAGCTTGAAGCTGCCAAGCAGATGGCGAAAGTTAAACCCAAAGCCAAGAAGACATGACCATGGCTCAGAACACATCTAAGTGGGGTAGAGACACCGCGCAAAAGAGATATGCCGCTGGTGGCACTGTTGATCGAGACGAACCCAAGCAGGCTGAGCAGGCTAGAGAGGCTGCTGCTAAAAGAGTGAGAAATACCAGAGCGATGCCAGATGCCTTCCCAGTCGGCGGCGAACCAAAGGAATAACCATGGCCAAGGAACCAGAAGAAGGTCTCATCGAGCAAGCCAATGTCCCACAGACGAGTCCTGAGTATCAGAAGCCTCAGGCCCAGGAGGACAGACACGAATCCAACTACGACAATGATGTGCCAAACAACTGGCTTCGTGGTATGGGGAAGGGCGAAGCTTGCGGTAAACCCGGCTTCGATCACGGCCCCTCAGGGAGCAGGTACGGAAAATAGCCATGGCAAATCCATTTGGATCTAAGGTTAGAAGCTCCAGCGCCGCCAAGTACAAGGCAATCACCGGCAAGCCCTCGGGCGGCCAGACCTTTGCCGGTGGCTCCCAGGACTCCAGGGCCAAGGCCGCCGCCAGCGGCAAGGAGTCGAGGGAGTATAAGGTCGGGGGCAAGGTATCGCCGCCGAGCTTTGCCCGTGGTGGCCGATCCAAAGGCAAGGGCAAGGGTGGCCACAAGACTCACATCAATATCGCCGTGGTCGCACCCCATAAGGGTGACGATGCCGGTGCTGCTGGACTGCCTCCAGGACTTCCACCGGGAGGGCCTCCAGGTTTGCCCCCAGGAGGCCCGCCCATGGCACCACCTCCTGGAATGGGACCACCGGGCATGCCTCCGCCTCCACCCGGACCGCCGGGTATGCCCCCCATGAAGCGGGGTGGTGCCGCCTATGCCAAGGGCGGCAAAGTTGGAATGAAGTCAGGTGCTGAGTCTGGCCCAGGGAGGCTTGAGAAGATTCGTGCCTATGGAGGCAATGCCAGGAAGGGCTGATGGTTAAAACTCGATTCCACGCTCAGCTTGAGGCGAGAATAAAGGAGGCCGTGGAAAATAGGACTGTCTCGATAGCTACTGGAGGAGCCACTGACTATGCTCATTACCGGGAGAATGTAGGTTATATCCATGGCCTACAGGATGCTCTCAAGCTCTGTGATGACATAGAAGCGGAATCTCAATAATGCCCATCGTATCGTCTACGCGCGTCATCGAACTGATCTCGAACTCCAAGAATCCAAAGATGGATATCTTGAAGCATATCGGGGATCTCTCCGGCGCTAAGGTCCACTTCAATCTGGTCTTGGTGGCGACTTACATCCGCCCAGCCAAGACTTCCGGTGGCATTATCAGGCCAGACTCGAATGTTGGCGAGGACGAATGGCAGGGCAAGGTGGGCCTTGTTCTCAAACTTGGCTCCAGGGCATTCAAGGATGATAACGATTTTGAGTTCGGCGAGGACCGCGTTTCGGTGGGCGAGTGGGTGGTTTACAAGGTTGGTGATGCCACGCCCGTCATCCTCAACGGCTATCCCTGCCGGTGGGTCAAGGACTCCAGTATCAAGATGACCGTCAAAGATCCAAACATGGTATTTTGAGGAATCACATGGCTAAGGAACCAGTAGCGAAGGATCCCAAGCAGGGCGATCTGATCGACAAGATCGAGCTTACTGCTCCGTCCGATGCAGCGGAGATTCCAACCCCACCGGAGCCGGAGACCCCAGAGGTCGATGAACCGGAGGCTGAAGATGCCTCTGCTGCACTGCAAAAGCAGATCGAGGCGCTGCGTAAGTCCGAAGGCATCCAGAAGGACCGGGCCGACCGTTACAGGCAGGAGGCCGAGCAGCATCAGCGGCTTGCCAACGAGCGTGGCCTTGAGGTCGAGAAATCCCGCAAGGAAAAGCTAGAGGCCGACCTGGGCACGGTCAGCACCGCTCTGAAGGCCGCGCAAGATGCGGCTGAGGCCGCCGAGCGAGACATCAGGACCGCCGAGAATAACGGCGATGTCGATCTCAAGATCGATGCTTTTAAGCGGCTCACCAAGGCCGAAAACGCTATTTATCAATATGAAAGCGGTAAGCTCGACATCGAGGAGAAGATCAAGAGCCCGCCGAAGACCGAACAACCCGTCCAGCAACAGCAGCCAGTGTTGCCGCAACGGGTGCAGAATTGGATAGCCAAGAACAAAGACCGGATCGATGAAGAGATCTGGAACGACATGAAGGCCTATCATCCGAAGATAATCAGGGCTGGCTATGCTTTTGATTCGGATGAGTATCTTGCGGACATGGAAGTCAGATTGGGATGGCGGGAACGGGAGTCCAAAGATGAGCCGGTTGTTCAGCAGCCCCAGCAAAGGACCTCCATTGTGAGTGCTCCAGTCAGCCGTGAAGCTCCATCGACCCCGAACAACGACAGGAGCAGCAGTCAGGTTAAGCTGACTCCGGCCCAGCGGGAATATGCCAAGATTGCCGGGGTGTCCGAGAAGGTCTATGCCGAGCAACTGCAAAAGATCAACAAGATGAAGGCCAACGGCTCTTACGAGCTTAAGGGAGGCTGACCATGGATGAGACCGAAGCCCCAGCCCCGGTGGAGAAGCGCCGTCCCGGACGACCGAAGAAGCAGCCTGTTGTCGAGCGAGAGCCGCTCCGTGAGCCAACCAAGTACAAGATGAGGGCTGCTCCCAACTGGGAGTCGGTAGACCCGAATGCCTCGGATTCTCCGGATCGGCTGAAGATCGACCCATCTTTGATCCCCGAGGGCATGTCGGCCATGTGGGTCACCGATACTGTCCTAGGGCAGGGTGTCCCTCAGCATCGCTCCAAATTCGAGCAGGGCGGCTGGACTCCAATCCATCAGTCCGACTTTGATGGCCAATTCAATGGCATGTTCATGCCCAGAGATGCCGAAGGCGAGATCAACGTCGAGGGTCTTGTCCTGATGATGCGGCCCAAAGAACTGACGGCCAGGGCCGAGAAGGCCGACAGGCGCAGGGCTCAGGAGCAGGTTGCCATCAAGGAACAGGCTCTGACTGGTGGCGACATGCCGGGTGTCAGCCTGGATGCTCGTCATCAGAGTGCGACCAATACAAATCGTATTCGTCGCTCTGTCGAAAGAATTGAGGTCCCGGAATAGCGCCTCTATTGACGAGAGGCGTTATTACCCTGTAAGGCTGTTAACTCGCCTGTATAGGCGAACGGGGGCGATCCCCAAAATCTACACCTCACGCGCTGTGTGGCTTTTCCGTAGCCGGTCGATTGTGATCGTCTTAGAGGAGGCTGCATTGGCCAACACCAACAACCCATTCGGATTCCGGCAGTACGGGCAGCGTGAAGGTTCCGCGCCAACCGCCGGTATGGAACGAGCTTGGATTTCTTCGGCTTACACCAACCCGGTGTTTACCGGAGATGCGGTGGTGCGAAGCACCACGCCGAACGGGGCTCAGTATCTGGTGTCGGGCGGCAGCTCGCAGGGTACCGGAGCCACCACCCTTGGTGCATCGGTGGCCGTCAACCAGGGCATCTTCCTGGGCTGCAAGTATTACAATTCGAACGTGGGCCGCACCGTCTGGAACAGCTATTGGCCGGGGTCTGGCGCATCGGGTGACGTAGAAGTCTACGTCTGCACCAACCCGGAACAGCTTTATACGGTGCAGAGCACTTCCGGTGCGGTTCTCGGCTCTTCCAACATTGGCATGATTCTTCCGCAGTCCACGCTGCTTTCGAGCCAAGGCAATACGCTCACCGGCATCAGCAATATGACGGTCACTTCCAGTCTCGTCACCGGCCTGTCATCTGGCGGCCAGTGGATGATCGTGGATGTGTATTCCAACGTCGCACCTCCTGGCGTCAACGGCACCTCAACGACTGCCGAGGGCCTTCAGATCGTCGTGGTGCAGCCGAACAGTGCCATGCGCCGCACTCTGTACGGTGTCGGTGGCGGCTTGGGTGTTGCTTACTCAAGCTAATAGGTTTCTTGCGACCCTTCTGGGTCTTAACGCCGGTCGGCAGGAAGCCGACCATACCCAGGAGGTGAGGTTAGGGATAAGGATGTACGGCGATGCCCGTCGCACTTGGACAGATTCGTGACCTTCTGCTTCCTGGCCTCTGGGGTATCAGCGGCAAATACAACATGATCGAGCGTCAGTGGCCGAAGATCTTCCGGCAGACTGACTCCAACATGGCCCTGGAACGTCGCGCCGCGATGCGCTTCCTGGGCTTTGCTCAGCTCAAGACGGAAGGTGCCCCGACCGCATTCGACAACGGTGCCGGTCAGCGCTTCGTCTATAACGCCGAGCACTTCGAGATCGGCCTGGGTTATGCGATCACCCGCAAGGCCATTGACGACAACCTCTACAAATCAGAGTTCGGCCCGTCCAATGACGGACTCATGGAGTCCTTCAAGGAGACCGAAGAGATCTATGCCGCCAACATCTTCAACACCGGATCCACCTTCAATACTTCGGTGCAGGGTGACGGCGTGGCCTTGTTCAGCTCCTCGCATCCGACCGATGCCGGTCTGATCTCCAACCGGCCATCTCCAGATGTGGACCTGAACGAAACCTCTCTGCTCAACGCCTTGATCACCATTCGCACCACCTGGACCGACAACGCCGGTCTGAAGATCCATGCCAGGGGCCGCAAGGTCCTGATCCCACCGAACCTGGAGCCGATTGCGCTTCGGTTGTTCCGTTCCGAGCTTCGTCCGGGGACGACCACCAACGACGTGAATGCCATCCTGGGTATGAACGATTCCTTGAAGGAAGGGTTCATGGTGTTCGACTATCTGACCTCCGGGTTTGGCTGGTTCATCCTGACTAACCATGACGGCCTGATCTTCTTCAACCGCAAGCCGTTCGAGATGGATATGTCGGTCGAGTTCACCACCGACAACCTCCTGGTCAAGGGCTACCAGCGGTATGTGCCATCGTACTATGACTGGCGAGCCGTCTGGGGCACCTACCCGACAAGCTGAGGAAGTCATGATCTACAATACGTTTCCGTTCAGGGTCTACAGCGCGGTTCAAGGTGTAACCTTCAATTGCATCTTTGTGCCGTTCGGGACCCAGGCAATAGTGACTCCGCTCTGAGAAGGAACAGACCATGGCCCAATCCGTAACACTTGCGTCGTCAGCCGGGACGGCTGCGATAGTTCTGAACCCGGTGGCCAGGACAACCACGGTGATGTTGAGCCAGAGCGTGGCGACATCGACTGGAGTCATTCAGATCGACGTATCTCTTGACGATCCGTCGATTCCTGGCGGCCCCGCTACCACTTGGGCGTTGCTGAGTTCGGCAGCCGCGATGACTTCATCGACGGTCGGGTCTCTGATCTATACCGTCCTGACGCCGATTGCTCAGGTCAGGCTCAACTCGACGGCCAACAACACGGCCAACACCTTCACGCTCAAAGCCCTGCAATCAGTCTCGGCATAACAGGAGAGATTTATGGCCAATCGTCACAAGGCCCAGGCTTTTGCCAGGGGCGGCAAGCCAGCCCTCTCCTATGGCAACAAGGATGTTTCCGCCGCCGCCATGAAGGGCGGCACCAATCCCGGTATCACGCCGATCCAGAAGAAGGAGGGCGGCAAGGTCGAAGGCAAGGCCTCCGGTGGCCGGTTGGACAAGCGGGCCAGGGGCGGCAAGATCGGCAAGTTCGCCCGTGGTGGCTCGCCGTTCTCATCGGCCTCCAAAGTAAAGGGGTAGGTGGTCCCGACAGCTACGCATCCGGTGGCGGGACCGATCACTGGATGCAACATGCTGTGAAGCACAAGGGAGCCTTACGCCAAGCTGCTCATCGGGCCGGTGAAAGCACAAGCGAGTTTGCCGAGAAGCACAAGAATTCACCTGGGGTAACTGGCCGGAGGGCGAGACTGGCTCTGACCTTTGCGAAATTCCGCCACTGAGGTAGCAGATGCCCTACGCGACAGTCACTCTGACCTCAGCCTCGACCAACACCTCCCCGGTAGCCAACCTCAACTGGATTGGCGGCAAGCCCACAACGGCTACGGTCCTGGCGACTTCGGTGTCGAGTGGTGCATTCACTCTCCAGTATACGCTGGACGATTTACAGCGGGTTCCATCTACCTTAGTGGCTTGGTTTGGTGTCAGCAGCGCGATTGGGCAGATCGGCACGATCTTTAGCGCTTCCGGTGCTTATCCAGACGGGGTGACTTATACATTCCCCGGTCCGATTGCTGGGCTCAGGCTTTTCTCAAGCGCGGCGAATAATGTCAACAATGGCCCGATCTCCCTGAAGGTCCTACAGGGTGAGGGCTGGTGAGCCGATGTCGGTTATCTATAGTCCAACCATCATCGATGCGCGTCTACAAGGCGTTGTAACTGGGTTAGGGAATGCATCGCACTTACTTCTAAATGCAGGTGGAACCACGGTGTCTACGATTCAAATGGGCAATCCAGCCGGTACCGTCAGTGGCGGTGTCCTGACCTTTGGCGGAACACTGCTGGATACGTCCGCCGCTGGCACCGGCAATGTAGACAGCGCCGTCATCAACGATTCCCTGGGAAACTTGGCTATCTCCGGTCTAACGGTGGGGATACCGGGCGGCTCCCAGGACATAATCATTAGCAATGGGCTGAATTCCACGTTAATTACTGCGGGGCAAATCGTTGCATTGCTCTCAGCACAAATAACGGGATCCTGATTCATGCCCAAGCTCACCGAAACCACCAACGACCAGCTTCACAAGCGCGGCCCTGGACGGCCTCCGAAGGCCCAAGCCGAAGGCAACGGCAGCTTCCATCTGACTCCTCCACATGAGCCTCTCCCTGGAGAGTCGTTCGAGATTCCAACCGTGACCTATTCTCCACAGGTCAATTTTACTCAGATCAATACCGTACCAGTTTCATCCGAGGAACCGGCAGCCGCTCCAGCCCCGGCGCTGAAGATCGCCTTGATTGGCACCGCACCCTCCAGCCGGATGCTGGCCCCCTTCAATGATCCGACTTGGCAGATCTGGTCCTGTTCGCCTGGAAACATGGGCATCGTGCCGCGTTACGATGCATGGTTCGAGATCCATGGCAGCCTCTTATGGCCCGAGAACAAGCACTATGGCGAGCCCTACATCAAATTCCTCAGCGAGCAGAAGTGCCCGGTCTACATGCAGGACCAGCGCTATTGCAGGAATGCTTTGACCTACCCGATGCGGGAGATGGTCCAGGAGTTTGGACCGTATTTCTTCACCTCGTCGTTTTCCTGGATGATTGCCCTGGCGATCAGCAAGGGAGCCACCGAGATTGGCCTCTACGGCATCGATATGGCGAGCCGCGACGAGTACATCCTGCAACGCCCAGGCATCTATCATTTCTTTAATGAGGCCAAGAAACGTGGTATCAAGGTCTTCGCTCCTTATGAGAGCGACATCATGCAGCCTCCGGGTCTGTATGGATATTCTGAAGTGACGCCGTATGGCCGAAAGATGATCGCCAGAGCCATGGAGTTGAAAGCAAGACGCGACGAAATGGTGAAGCAGCGTGATGCTCTGATCCAGAACATCACCTACATCGACGGCGCTATCGAGGACAACGACTACAACCAATCGATCCACGGCGGGATTCAGAACAATACTCACCCGGACTTGATGCCGACAGAAGGCAGAACATAAGGAGACCGAGATGGCTAACTATGGCGTGACCAATTCTACCAATAACGGTGCCGCTCAGGTTGCCGTTGCGGCTACTGACATTACGCTGGTGGCGTTGTTTGCCAGCACTATTGCTCCGGCACCGACGATTCAGCTTCGCCGTGGCAAGATGTATGATCTTCTGGTTGGTGCCAACGGTACCCCGGCGGATAACTCTTTGTCCTGGATTATTCAGAGAGCGACCACTGGTTCGACTCTAACCGGAGCCGGAATGGCATCTAGCAATGCTCTTGGTCTCGATCAGGCTGATAGCACACCAGCGTCTTATGTCTGTGCTAACTCATCGGTAGAGACTGCTTATACCGTCGTGACAACCAACGTCCCTTGGTATGTGGCAGTTAACCAACGCGCTTCGTACCGTTGGGTAGCGGCTCCAGGCTCCGAGATTGTTTGGCCAGCCACTAGCTGTTCCGGGATTATTGCTCGTGTCAAATCGGTCCCATCCGGTTACACCGGAACCGCCACCGCATCGATCATGTGGTCGGAGTAACTAATGCGGAATCCAGGCGGATACGCCACGATAGTTTCCCCGGCGGGGTCTGTTGCTAACTTTGACAGATTCCGCTGCGAGACCATATCCGCCGGGACCTACGAGACCGATACCGCGACTTGCGGCCATTGTAACAGTGTCCGCCACATCAAGGCGATGCGGCCTATGGACGAGTTCGGCAGCTTCTGCCGAAACTGCATGAAGTACACCTGCCCAACCTGCGCTGATGGCCCCTGTATTCCGTTCGAGAAGAAGATCGAGGCCATGGAAAACAGAGACCGGATACGCCGATCCTATGGTCTCTAGATGGCCAGGACAGTCTTTGCCGAGAGTGTAACCCCGGCATTCTTCGTGCCGCCACCGGCTGTGGTAGTGCCAACTTATCAAGGCCCTGGCGACATTCTCCCAGGGGCTCTCGCGTGGTATGGACTGCGTGGCTACGCCGCCACTTATTCAGGTAAATGCATAGATATCTCAGATGCATCCGGTAGCAATTTTCAGACGATCAATATCGTAGCTAATCGCTTAGATGTAGCATCAGTTGCTTTTTGGTCCGGTATTTTTGGACAGCCATATATAAACGTCTGGTGGGACCAGACCGGCAATAATGTCCGTCTAGATCCCTTTACGCCATCAGGTTCTCATCGTCCTATGTTGGTCTTGAATGTTTTGAGCGGATACCCTGTCGCTCGGTTTTCATCCGCTAACAACACGGCACTGACCAACTCTACTGGCTTTACCCAAGCCCAGCCGTTCTTTGTTTCGTGGGTGGCGCTGAAAACCGGCAGCAATCCTTTTAGCTATGTGGTGACAGATAGCAGCCTCGCTGTGGTCTCGGGTTTTGGCTTTAGCCTGAATCATATCATTATGTATGCAGGCAGCGCAGCGTCAGTCAGCGCGACCGACAATACTTTCTATGCTGTCCAGCAGAATTTCAACGGCAATACAACATCAGATATGATGATCGATGGAGCGTTATCGTCAGGGCTTAGCCCAAGCACCAGTGGAATGTCTGGGCAAATTTATGTTGGAACTGGCGACCCTGTAACCGATACTTTCGACGGCGATATCTTGGAGCTTGGCATCTGGGCTGGCAATCAATCCGCCAACGAGGCAGCGCTGAATTCCAATCAACACGGCACCAACGGGTATAACTTCTAATGAGACGCAAACTGTTTGTTCAGAGTGTAGTACCAGCGGTCTTCGTGCAGTCCACGGCTGTCGCGCAATGGAGTACCATTAACAAGAACATCGACAATTCAATTTTCATGACGACCACAACCAACGACACTATGGAGCCGATTGTCGGTGGTTCCAACTCAGTAGGTGGTATCGGCGCAGTCGCCATGAGTGGCACTCAAAAAGTCTATCTGCGGTTTCACGTTGTTATGCCAGGTTTCAAAACTTGTGTTGGAGCAGCCAACCTCACCTACGCTCCATATAACGGTGATCTTGGTGGCGCTATCGGCTTCAGCATTCTAGCAACAAACACAACTGGATTGTACCGGAATCCTGGAAGTGCCCAGGACAACACGAGCATCTGTTCTCCAGGCCCCTCCAAAAACTTCATTGTCAACATGGCCTACGATCAATTCGCTGGCCTTGTTTGGTTTGACCAGGGGTCTGGGTGGAACGACCTCATGACTCCACCGCAAAATCCAAATGGTGGTCTAGGCGGTGCTGCGGTCGCAGGTGGACCGTGGAATTACATCGCGGCAAATTCTTTCAGTAATACTGACTACATTCAAGGCCTATTCACCGATACGACCGGTATGCCAAGCGGCTACTCACTCCCACCAGCGGTCTGATCCATGACGATTCCAATCGAACAGATGGCAGTGAAGTGGTCTGGTCGTCCGACGCTCCTTACGCCTAGGACGTTGAATAACACCATCAGCGATATGTCCTTCAACGTGAAGGACTTCGGCGCAAAGGGCGATACGACAAATTTTCTAGATGGGACCGATGACACCGCTGCTATTCAGTTGGCGGTCAATGCTGCCGGTAATACCGGTACAGCATCCGCAGCCGGTGCAGAGGTGTACTTCCCTGCTGGGATGTATAAGGTATCGGGACCGATCAACTTTATAAAAGGGGCACAAGTCTGTCTCCGTGGCATGCCTCTTCTGGGTACTGCTATCGGTGGCTTTTTCCCCGACTACATCATTAACAATCCGCTGACGGGAAATACTGGCCTTGACGGCAATGGCTCAACCTTCGTCTCAGGAGCTGGACTTGGTTCGATCTCGAATATCAGTTTTTCAAACGCTTACATCAACTATCTAACGAGCTGCACTTATACGAGCCCATCCGGCACCGCGTCATGCTTGACTGCCACCTGTACCGGGACGACGCTGACGCTTCACGACCACCCCGGGTCATGCACGAATGCTACCATTGCGGACGTAGGGACCTCTCCGGTAGTCCATACACTAACTCTTACTGGTGGCGTCATCACAGGCTCGTTTGTTGTTGGGCAGTTAGTCACAGGAGTTGGTGTTACAGCAGGTAGCATCATTACTGGTGTTCTTTCTGGTAGCGGAGGCGCGGGATCGACTTACTCACTAAGTGCGGCATCCACTGTCTCCGGCATTACCGTTAATACAACCGGCATCATCGGCACCTTCGGCATTGGCCAGAGGGTGGTTGGAACCGGTTTTCAACCCAACACGATCATCTGCGTGGTTCTTTCCGGTTCTGGCGGTGCCAACTCGACCTACCAGATCAATCTGGGTGCCACCGTCTCGGTCGAGACGCCGATCTCGTCCATAGAAAGTGGTGTGGTTACGTTCGGAATTACGAACTCGCCATACGTTGGACACACCATCCAGATTGGCGACTACTTCCACGTCTTTGGCACCTATCCCAGACCGTACAACAGTCGCTATGTTGCCTGCACCGGAACAACAGGAACCACCCTCGTCGGCGGCGGTGGCATTGTCTCAAGCAATAACTTTGCCGGTGGCGATCCTGGAACGGTCACTATGCTTGGCTGCGTTGGAGGAGGCTGCGTAAGAACGGATTATTGTGTTCATACCTTTATCGAGAAATGCAATTTCAGTGGCGTTAATGGCCTGCATGCCGGAGGCGGTACCGGCTACGGTATTATCGGCAACGGTGCCTACAACTGCTTTGGTCTTTCGGTCCGGGACACCGGATTCACCTCGGGTTTCTCGAATGGAGAGTACGGAACAGTTGGGGCATTCTGCGGCGAGGCTGATTTCTACAATTGCTCAGTGTTCAGCTATGACAAAGGCATTGTCCAAAGCGGCAACGGCTTTGGATTTTCTTACGGTCAGATCGAGACCGACAACTGTGGCATCGTTCTAGGATTGGACGATCAGCTATTCCCGGCGACTGCCGGTGCTTCGGTCATCATGGCCAATCATACCGAAGATGTTGACATCGCCGTCGACATTGTCGGATGCAACAATCTGCTCATGGTGTCCAACCAGTGGGCATCAAATTGCGCTGGTAGAGGAGGTCACGTCCCCTTCTATATTAATGGCACCACCACCTCCGGCAGCGCTACAATCACCGCTATTCCTACAATCGTTATAACCGGTGACACAACGATACACTCACCGCGAATTACCAATCTCTCCGCCTCGGTGAGTGGTTATGAGGGAATGGCAATTTCGGGAGCTGGCATTCCAGCGGGTTCGGAAATTCTTACATCAGATGCTGGTGGAACTGGTTTGACGTTCATCAACACGGCGGGAGGAACCGGCAATTCATGGAATGGCGATCCGCTTGGTGCGAGCGCTACGGGTAGCGGCATTACCATCACGCTTACTGTTAATGCCGGTATGAGAGTGGATCCTTTTTCCAAACAGAGTGGATCCATCCCAGGCGCTACTGCTATTATAAGTACGACCACACCATCTGCCGGTGTTTACACCGCTTTGATGACCAATGCTGCCACGGCTTCAAATACAATCTCCATTGGTTATTTTACGGGTTGTACTTACACCGTTAGAGTAGGTGGCCTACAAAGCGGCGAATTCATCGGTAACAGTATAGGCGGTCCTAATAGGTATGCCGCTGTCGGCATCGGTCACTCGAACTGTAGCTATACCTGTTTCATCGGAAATCAGGCGTCTTCCAATGGCGGCAGCGGTGTCGATTGGGAGGTGGTGACGTATCCAAACTCCCAGTCGGCGGCGGGAATAACCTATATCGGTAATAACAACCCGGATATGTCGTTTGATTTTCAGTCCCTCCCCGGTCAGCCAGGGCAGACGCTGGGCCACGCTGACATGCAAGGAGACATGGAATTTTCCATTAGAGACTCCTCCAACACATCTACGATGCTGGCAATCACTGGACCTAGTGGCGTTACGCCGACCGTTGGTTCGCATCGTAGAATACGATCAACGCCGAGACTTGCTTGTACCATCACTCGTTCCGGCAGCACTGCTACAGTGACAACTGCGGTTGCTCATGGGTTAACTGGAAATCAGGTTTTGACTATCACTGGGGCGCTTAATGACGACTATGGTAGCGTCAGTCGTCACTATAATGGATCCTATGTCTGCGATTGTACCGTTGCAGTCAATCAATTCAGCTATACCTGCTCGGTATCACCAACACCGCCACCAACGCCAGCGACCGGCAACATTACCTACGCCTATTGGATAGTGGTGGGATAAATGGCAGCTCGCCTTATCGATGAGAATGGAGTTGTCGATTTCATCGATCAGAACGGCGTGATGTGCTTTCTCGATGAGAGCGGCAACTACACATGCGATCCTGGCGGCGGGGGAGGCGGTGTAACTGGCAGCGACCTCAACATCGGTGTCCCTCTGTACGAGGATAATGTCATAAGAGTCAGGCGGGTAACTCGTGGGTACTAGGACTATGACTCATGAAAAGCCTTTCCATCGTTGCTGGGATCATAGACCGTGGAGGCGGTCTTCGAATCGTATTTGACGATCCTCGTGGGATCCAAGGCCATGTTGGTGACGGCGAAAGACTGATCATCGTTCCTGGACTAGAGGTTGACGAGGACCACACCGGCTGGGACGACCAGTTATCTCTCGTAGATAAGGTGATACGCTATATCAGGGACTTAAAATGATATGGCAAAAGTCTTCCTTGTCAACGGAGCTTCCACTCCCTGGTCCACTCCGAGGGATATGATCGTCAACACCAACTTCATCGTTGAGTTGGTCGGTTGCGGCGGTACCGGTGGAGTAGGCGCAACCGGCGTCGGATCTACTGCTGGAGGCGGTGGTGGTAGCGGTGCCTACGGTAAGTTCACCTATTCATCCGGCACCGTAACTCCAGGCACCACGACCTTTGCCTTCGTGGTTCCCGCCGGGGGCGGGGCTGCTTTAACCGTCTGGCAAACCTCCACCAACGGGCAGACCGCTGGAAATGGCGGTAACGCCACAACCACAGCCGGTACCGCTGGTACACTGGCGGCCAATGTTGGCGCTCCCACGATTGTCTATACCGGCACCACTCTTAGGGCTGGCGCTGCCGGTGGTACCGGTGGCGGCTCAGCGACTCTCGGTGGCGGTGGTGGTGGCGGAGCTTCAGGCCCAGCAGCAGTAGGCGGCGCTGGAGGTACATCAACCGGGGCCGGTGGTAGCGGCGGTGGAGGCGGTAACGCCACCAATGCCGGTGGCAATGCCACAGCGACGGCTGGCGCTGGTGGCAACGGGTCATCCGGTACCGGCGGCAACACCTCAGGTACTCCAATCGGAACCGCCGGGACAGGAAACTCCGGCGGCGGTGGCGTTAGTGGAGCAGCCTCCAACACCACTGGAGGTCGCGGTGGCAGCGGTACTGACTTCGATGGTGCCCACGGCCTCGGCGGTGGCGGCGGCGGCAGCGCCGGTCAAACTGCAAATAGTGCGACAACCAACACAGGAGGCGCTGGCGGCAATTATGGCGGTGGTGGGGGTGGTGCTGGCTGTGCCCGTAGCACCTCGGGTGTCGTTACCGGTGGTGCTGGTGGTGGCGCACTGATCGTTATCAGCTACGACACAATCTGGCGGATGCTCGACGTAGGCGATCAAACCGAAGCTCGTATTGTTGCCGAGGCGCGACGGGTTCTGGTGAGAAGTTATTGAGATGGCCTATAATTTCCAATATCAAGCCAAGACAGAGCCGGTTCTCTTAATCATTGCTTCGATGGCGACGTGGTTCATGCCCCTGGCAGAACCGGTCCGCGATCAAGCGTTTGAAGTTGCCTCTGACATTTCTACATTCATTGTTCCTGTAACTGCTCCTGCTGCTGATGTTTCAGTATCGAGTTGGAACCAACCTCTATCCGAACCGGTACGGCTCAAATCCGGTATTGCGGTTCAACAGAGCAATCAGTCTCCTACTGTATTTGTTGTTACGCCTCCGGTCTCTCTCGATTGGTATTTACCGCTTGTCGATCCAGTTAAGGAACAATCGTATAAGGTCTCGTCCAACGTCAGGACCTTTAGTGTCCCGTTCTATCCATTCCCGGACAAGTGGTTCATACCGCTATCCGAGCCGGTAAGACCTAAGCTTGCCAGACAGCAGCAGGATCTGGCTTACGGATATCTTGCTCCGTCCTCACAAGTCATTCCTATCGACTGGTCACAAGCACTCTACCAGCCGAGGCTGGAAGGGTTCGATGTTGTCAGCGACATCTCAACATTTGTAGTCCCGACTACTGCGGCTCCTACTGACACCAAGTGGATCTATCCTTGGTCTGAACCAGTCAGGCAAAAACCTGGACTTGGTGTTCAGCATCAGCAAGCGGCATGGCTGGTTAAGGCCGCTCCATTCCCGGAGACCGTCACCGAGGATCGCTGGCATCAGCCGTGGTCTACGCCGACGCTTCGTAAACCATCAACTCCTCAGCAGGATCTCGCTTATGTAAAAGCACCGACCGAGATAATCACTCAGGATAAATGGTATCAGGCTTGGTCTACTCCGATATTCCGTAAGCCATCAACGACTCAGCAAACTCTTGCTTATGGGCCGGTTCCGATTGTCGCTGAGGATAAGTGGCATCAGCCGTGGTCGGTACCGACTCGGCGCAAGCCATCGACCACTCAGCAAGATCTGGCCTACGGCTATCTAGCTCCGACTGCACCTGTAACAGTCACGCCCATCGATTGGGCTCAAGAACTTTACCAGCCCCGACCTGAAGGCTTCGATGTCGTAAGCGATACTTCGGTATTTATCGTACCGACCACCGCTGCCGTTACCGACATCAAATGGCAACCGGTCTGGCCGGATCGAATCTCAGGTAAGACCTTCCAGGCGCATCAGCAGCAGTCGTTTACCGGTCCAATAGCACCTCCGGCTGTTACCCCAATTGACTGGGCACAGCAGCTTTTCCAGCCACGTCTGGAGAGCTTCGATGTCGTCAGCGATACCGCTGTTTTCATCGCTATATCGGCTGCGGCTCCAGCCGCTGCTGACATTAAGTGGCAGACTCGTTGGCCCGATAGGCTTTATGCCAAGACTCTACCGACTGCGGCCTATCAAGTCAGCACTTACATCCCAGTCAAGACGCTGTTCCCATTCAGTGTCACTGCCCAAGGCCCTGTCTTTACTCAGGTTACGCAGTATCAATCCAGGTCGTCTTTCGTTCCTATCGTTGCTCCGCCGCCTCCAGTCGTGCCCATCGACTGGTCGCAGGAACTCTACCAGCCGCTGCCGCAGAGCTACGATGTCGTCAGCGACACCTCCGTATTCGTTGCCATAGCCAATCCGCCGACTCCAGACCCCGGTGACATCAAGTGGCAATCGAGGTGGCCGGATCGGCTCTACTCCAAGTCGCTGCCGGTTTCGGCCTATCAAGTCTCGACCCACATCCCGGTCAAGACCTTCTATCCGTTCAGCGTAACGGCCCAAGGCCCGGTCTTTACTCAGATCACGCCATACCAGTCGGTGGCATTCCCGCCACCTATCGTTACGCCTCCGCCGGTCGTTACCGAGGATGAGTGGCACCAGCCGTGGTCGCTGCCTGTCCGCACCAAGCCGGGACTCAGAACCGGCGATCAGCCGTTCCTGGCTTACGGACATTTTACTCCGCCGATTTCTATCGGATGGCTGCCGCCATTATCTGAGCCTGCCAAGCCTAAGCGCAGTATTTTTACTGGATCTCAACAGGCGCTGGCCTACGGTTACTTCGTTCCACCGATCTCGATGGGCTGGCTGCCGCCGCTATCGGAGCCGTCGAAGCCTAAGACCAGCATCCGGACCTCAGCACAGCAGTTCCTGGCTGCGGTGCCATTCATTGAAGACAAGAATATCTATGCGAAGTGGGGCTTCCCATGGTCTGAGCCGGTGCGGGATCAGGCCTATGAGGTCTCCAGCAGCATCGTTGTCTACCCGTTTGAGTTTGTCCCGGCTCACGTCAACGTCACTCTGGCTGCTACGGAAACCAATGGCGACGTATTCTCCGGCCTGATCAAGACCTACGGTGTTCCGGTCCGGTGCCTTGTCTCGATCAAGGAGATCCCGGTTCCAGCGCAGAACCTATCGTCCATTCATGAGACCTGAGGAAGCACCATGCCCGGAAATGACGGTTTTGCAAGGCTGTTGATGCACTTCGATGGAGCGAACGGATCTACAAGTTTTACCGATAGCACTAGCGCCAACACTAATAAGGGTGCTGCTACGGTTATTGCTCCAGCACAAGTATCAACCGCACAGAGCGTATTTGGTGGAGCATCCGCATTGTTTGACGGCGCTACTGCTGGTTTAACTTATCCAGACAACGCTGATTGGGAATTTGGTAGCGGAAACTTTACCATAGATTGTTGGATCAGACCTACCGCGTTTGGTACCGGAACAAATGGTGCAGCTATCGTCGTTCACAGTTCAGCGGATACCGTAAATGAATGGCGATTATTTCTTTCTGATACAACCGGTAACGCTCAAACTTTGGCGTTTCATCAATTCGTTAATAACGGTGCTGGTGGTAGTAATTTTGTTGGTGGTCCGAATAGCGCAATTACACTTAATGTTTGGCAGCACGTTGCAATTGTTCGCAACGGTGATGTTCTGACGCTATATAGAGGTGGAATAAATATAAGTCAGTTAACACTTTCGGCTGGTTATTCGTTTCCTGATATCATAGGAACACTTGAAATTGGATCTATTATTACATCTACATGGTTTTATACAGGAAACATTGATGAGCTTCGTATCAGCAAAGGTGTTGCTCGTTGGACTGCCAATTTCATTCCACCAACAGCGCCGTATAATGCTTACATTGGATTTGATAACGAAGACAACACTAAGGATTTTCCTGTTCTAAATATCAAACATAGAGTGGCGGAATATTAAATGCGCCACATCCCGCTCTTCCAGTATCAAGGAAAGACCGAGCCGCCGCCGTCTATACAGGCTCTGTTGTCTGTGACTCGTTTCGAAAGTGCTTGGCACCGGCCCTGGTCTGAGCCAATACGGCTAACCTTTAAGCGGTCGCTCAGGGCCTGTGAGCAGCCATATTTCTTTGCACCGTCTCGGTATCTGCCAACTCCGAACGTCACCGCGAGGATGTCTGCTGTGGATACAGACAACTACAACGACAAGATGTCAGCCTTCATCAATGTTTACGTTCCAAAGCCGGTGCCGGAGATATCTCTTTCTGGAGCCAATACATCGATAATCGAGGAATGAACGATGATCATCCTCCCAGAAAAGGATCTCCCCAGGGGGAAGATTCTGATGCCGCAGAGGCGTTGCGAATGGCAGCAGAAGTCTCAGCGGTTCAACAAAATCAATCCAGATAATGTTACTCGCTTCAGACTGACGGCCTACTTGAACGATGGAGCCATTGCATGGCGCGGCTGGTTCGATGACCGGGAAGATGCCGATGAATTCCTGTTTGCCATGGCGACAGGAAGCCTGATCTATGAACACGAACTCTGGAGACTGCCGACGCCATTCTGGGAACCGCTTCCGGATGTAAGTTATGAGTTAACTGTCACTACTTTTCTGACTACTACTTCCGCCTCTAATCAAACTGGGTTCGTTCCTGGAGACTGGAATAATTCTTTCAATTTTATCGAGGTAGTGGCTTCTGGCGGGGGTGGCGCGGGGGGTAGTTCCGCCAATATCCGGGGAGGAGGTGGCGGTGGTGCTGGCGGTTATTCTCTGGCAACGAATGTTACTTTAACTCCAGGAGCTAGTGTTACATTTCATTTAGAGGCTGGCGGGACTGGTGGCCCAGGAGATACCAACGGCGGATCACCAGGAAACTGTTGGTATAACGGAGCAACCTTAGCTGCATCGTCAGTTGGATCGATCAGTGGCACTGGCGGTCTGATCACCGGAACTGGTGGTGTTGGATCGACAACCGGATCGACTGGCTTTTCTTTTTTTGCTGGTGGTAACGGTGGATTCACCGGAGGTTCATCGCCATCAAACGGTGGCGGAGGAGGAGGTGCTGCTGGTCCTGCTGGGGTCGGGAAAAACGGAGGTAGCAATCCAGGCAATCTAGGCGGTGGTGCTGGCGGCGGGGGTGGTGCCGATGGCGGCAGTTCTACGGCTGGTGTTGATAGCGCAGGCCTCCCTGTCAGTCCAGGAGGCAATGGCGGGACAGGTCCAACTGGAACCGCTGGTGGCGCTGGCGGCGATATTTCCGGAACGGCTGCTCAAAACGGAGCGAATGGATCTGGCGGTGGCGGCGGCTCTTATACTAATACAGGAGGCCTTTCATCTCCGGGTGGTAACGGCGGTAACGGTACTGAGTGGGATTCTTCACATGGAAGCGGCGGTGGGGGTGGCGGTGGTGGTCTAGATTTTTTTAGCGGTGTCCACGTTTATCCTGGTGGGGCTGGCGGTATTTACGGCGGAGGAGGAGGTGGTGGTGTTCGGCTTCCGCCTCTTTCGGCTGGCGG